ATGCCTAAAATTGTACCTGCACTTACAGACTCTAAAATAAAGTCTGAAATCTCAAAACATAGGAAAGATGTTGAGAAGAAAATTCTCAAGCTATCCGATGGTGGTGGATTATACCTTTTAATTGATAAGAAGGGTGGCACATCATGGAGATTTGACTATACTAGACCAATTCTTAAGAAGCGTAACACTATTTCAATTGGCCCATATCCAGAAATTACGTTAGCAATTGCTCGTCAATATCGTGAAGAGTTTAGAAGTCAAATAGCACAAAATATTGATCCGGTTGAACAGCGAAAACGTGAGGCTCAAGTTAAAAGAAGAAATTTAATTTCTACTTTTTCCGCCGTTGCGGATGAGTTCCGATTAACCGAAGAAATTACTGAAAGAACAAAACAACGTAACAAGGCTATTTGGGAAAAACTTTATTTAAGTATTGGCTCAATCCCTATTTCTGAAATTACAGCATTACAAGTCCTAGATGCCTGTAGATTGTATGAAAACCAAGGAAAATATGACTCGGCAAAACGGATGCGTTCAAAAGCCAGTCAGGTCTTTAAATATGCAATTGTACTGGGGCTTTGCCAATATAATGTAGCTGACCAGATATCAGGGATTTTAAAATCTGGTACTGTTAATCACTACGCAGCTATTACTGATGAAAAAAGACTGGGTCAACTACTTTTAGATTTATCAGAACCAAATTTAAATGGTTCTATTATAGTCTATTATGCAACTTTAATATTGCCATATGTTTTTGTTAGACCTGGTGAATTACGCTGGGCAGAATGGGATCAAATTGATTTAGATAAAGGTCTTTGGGCTTATACACCACCAAAAACCCAAAATAAAACCCACTTAGAACATGTAGTTCCTTTGGCAACACAAGTCGTTGCACATCTTAGGGAGCTTTATAAATTAACAGGTAGTCAAAGGTATGTCTTTGCTTCTATGACTAAAGGTAAACCTGTTATTAGTGAGTCAACTATTAATAAAAGGCTTAAGTCATTTGGATTTGCGAATGGTGAAACAACTGGGCACGGTTTACGTGCAACGGCTCGTACTTTATTAGATGAAGTACTTAATTATCCAATTGAACGTATTGAAATGCAGCTTGCACACCAAGTAAAAGATATGCACGGAAGAGCCTACAACCGGACGAAATATTTAAAAGAACGTACCGAAATGATGCAGGCTTGGGCAGATTATCTAGATAAATTAAGAGAAGAAGCAAGAGTTGTAGCAACACAATAAGAAAACAGGCCTTATTTTATTAAGGCCTGAATTTTATCCTTATATTTTTCCAAAAGTGATTCTGGGAACTCAACTCTTGTTGATCCACCTAACTTAACTTTTTTTAACTCGCCACTATTAAACATTCTATAAATAGTGGCCTTAGATAAGTCGGTAATTTGCATTGTTTGATTAACAGTGAATAACATTTACCCCTCCTTACTTTCCGCTTTAACTTCATCTACATATTCAATTGCATCTTTCATGCTGAGAAAGCCGCATAACTCTTCACTACAATTTTCATTTTCAAAGACTGTATATGCGAAGACGTTACTCTCATCTATTTCGATAAATAAGCCTTTGTAAATGAACCCAGTAGTCCGCTTGGAGATAAAGAGCTTTACGTCAAAATAAGCCATATCAAATTCACTCATTCCACCCAGCCTCCCAAATCTAAATAGTTTTGACTCCAATCATTAGCGCAATCAGAAATAAATGTTTCCTTTTGCAGTTCATCCATTGCATTCCAGTCATCTTCACCAATGAATTCACTAAGAGGGTAGAAATCTTCCTGAGTGGCATTTGCAATACCAATTGCCATATGAAATCGAATTTTTAAATCTTTAAATGCTTTTTCACTCATCCCTCAGCTCCCGATTCGGTTTCCAGCTTCATTGCACCTTCTTCTGGATACTCACTTATATAAACGTAGTAACCACTGCCGCTATGAGCTTCCTCAAACCAAGCAATTGTTAATTCAGTTTCTAAAAGTTCTGGATCTTTGTTTGGTGCACCAAAGTTTGCTGCTGCATATAATTGCTCACAGGTTAAGTAAATCTTTTTCTCCGGCACCGTCTGAGCTTTGGCTTTTTCTAGCCCTGCATCACGATGCTTTGCACATCTGAGCCAAGCATCCCAACGGCTATTCATGTTGCTTATTTCTTTCTGAGCAATTTCAGAAGGATTGTTTGATCTAGTCATAAACAGTTCATGCTCATGACTAAAAATAATGTCTCTTCTTCCTTTGTAATATTGGAAGGTATTTAGAAAAGCCTCTCTTTCCTTATTCAAATCTGTCATGCTGCCACCTTCAGTGTTTTTATTGCGTCATCTATAGCTTTGTTGAAGTTGCGAACATCTTGCTCTAGTGCTTCGATAGCCAAGTCTTTCGCAAACACACGAATAATGATGATCTGTAGTCCTTCTGGTAAACGTGGGTCATAGCTCACAAAGTCACACCATTCACGACGAGTACAAGCCAATTGACTAGTGATTTGAGGGATGTACTCATCTGGCACTTGCTTAGTCAGCAAGGTATTCAAATGCGTTGTAGTGTCTGGGCACTTAACTTCGATTTGACCATCTTCATTAACAAGCCCATCTGGTGAAGCCCCGAACATTTCAATGAAAGGGTGGTCAATTAAACCTGTTCCAACTACAAAGTTACCTGTCTCATTTTCATAAGCTGCAATTGCATGAGGCTCGTTGTCGATACCCCATTGCATTACTGAATTAGTTGGGATTTCCTTCTGAACGCCAGTGAGGCGCTCAGCTAGAATTGTTAAACCCAGTGCATTTAAAGCTTTACCTTTATTAGGCTTTGCATTTAAATCCTTTACACGGCTTGCTGTGACTTTGCCACAGCGTTCTGAATGCCAATCTTCACTACGCTGGAGAATGTTCATACACTTGCCCTTGTGGTTGATCAGCATGTTGTGCTGCTTCTTTCAATGACGCACTATGTTTAGTCCAGAAGTATTTTTTGCAGTCACCTTGCGGTAATTCAGCGTAGCCAGTTTGCAAAGCTTCTGTACCTTCCATGGCCAAAGCGCGCATGTTGTCTAAATGTTGCTGCTCATAAGCTTCATAACCTTGAGGAAGATCTGAACTAACGGTCTGAACGGTAGGGATATGACAATCATCAATACGACGAGCTTCGTCTTCGTCATAAATACCTGAGAATCCAAAAGCAACACGGGCACATTGAATTAAAGCCTTATGACGTAGCATCCGTTTTGGGTATTTTTTCCAAGGTTCTGAATTACCCTGACACTCGGATAAATACTCAGTCACAACAGTAGGGTGGTTGCGGTCTTTACGGAAAATCTTGCATGTGCATGATTCATCATCTTGTTCAAACTGGATGCCATCACATACAGGATTGTCATTAATAATGCGCGCCCATCCATCAATACCAACAACAGGTGTGATGCCGCCACCTTTGGCAGGGAATGCATAAATTTCTTTTGTAAAAGGGTTTAGCTTGTACTGGTTTGCAACAATTAATAGAGAGAGAAATTCATCATTTGTTGCTTTCTTAAATACTGTATTAACAAGAGTATTTGCTAACTCAGCAGGATCAACATCTTGCATATTAAAAGCTGATGCAATCTTGCTAACTTGCGACAAAACAATATTACTCATCTTCTAATCCTCAAAATTTAATAGATACGTGTGGAACTAAGCCTTTATTGATTGCTTGCAAAATCTCTTTGCTTTTTGCTTCATCAATACCCAAAGCCAATAAACCTTTAAGTGCTTCATTACAGATCTTTTTACGGTGAGCTTGGTTTGCTTGGCGCGCCTCATCTGCTTGGCGTTCAGCCTCTAGCTTTGCTGCTTGCTCAGCTTCAATACGTTTGCGTTCTGCCTCTGCTGCATGTTGTGCGCGTAATTCAGCAGCTTCTTTTTCAGCCTTTAATCGAGCTTCGCGTTGTTCTGCCTCAGCCTTTTCACGTTCTGCTTTAGCAATAGCTTCTTGCTTTTCACGTTCTACACGTTCGGCTTCTTCTTTAGCTTTACGCTCCGCTTCTAGACGGACTCTTTCAGCTGCTTCATGTGCAATACGTTCTTCGTGTTCACGTTGTAAACGTTCTTGTTCAGATTTGCGAAGACGCTCTAATTCAGCCTGTTCAGCTTCATATTTTTCACGAGCAGCTAGGGTGGTGCGTAGAAACTCCAGAGTTTCGTATTTGGCAATTTTTGCCTGTTCCTCGAATTCCTCGAAAGATGAATCAATGACAATTTCTTCAACATTTCGAATCACACCCTTTAGCCAAACACTATCTTTATCTGCAATAACGGCAGTTTTGTAGAAATTGATAGAAAGAATACTTTCTTCATGCTTCGCTACGCGGTCCTTCTCTGCCTGCTCCCAAGCATCACGTGGTGCCAAAATCTCATCGCGCAAAGAATCAAACTTCTTAACAATTGAGATTCGATCATCATCAATCACTTTGATTTGAGCTTTTTGTTCAGCTACTAATTCTCTTCCACATTTCTCAATAAGAGTTTTTGACTTACTGATTTTCAAAGCAAGCGAACCAATCGCATCACGGCCTTTCTTAGTACTTACATCTGGCACATGAGAACGAACTTCTTGAGCAATACGTTCATACAATTCATCAGTACCACCACGTTTAGCGAAAGCCGCTACAATTACGTTTTGTTCTAATACTTGTAATTCATTAACTTGTGTATTTACTGGCGCATTCATAATCTTCTCCTAATTATTTTCTACTGGTCGTTGTTCGAGTGAGTCTTTCCAGTCTTCTTTAGGCTCAGATCTATAACAAAGAACAACTTCATCAAGTTCCTTAACTAACCACTCATTGCCCCACATAAAAGGTTTAGTGGTGTAGCAACAAGTCAACCCATTTGCATCAGTTGCAGCCCAATTGGCTTCTACTGGAATGGTTGACCAATCGTATTTAGTCTCCATCACCCACCTCTCAACTCATTTCTAATTTCTGCTAATCTTTTTAACGTTTCACTTAAGTAGGCGATTTTTGTCTTAATAGAAAACTGATCACCTAGCTCTAATTGGATTTGTTCAGTACCTCGGCCCACATAACGCAAGTGAATCCAATTGCCGCCATCAGTGATGACTGTATCTTTCTCACTAGAAAGTGGGAGCAGGGCATTTACAGAATCTTTAATAAGAGCTTGAAGTCTTGATACTTCGATAATTTCAGGATGTGCATTCATGACATTCACCATGGAGCGCTTAAATGCGCTCTCTAATCCCTGATTCGATAAGATCTTTAATCTCAACTACATCCAAACGATCAACGTAAGCCAATACCTCGCCATCTTCGTCATAAACGCGAATGTCTTTAATCTCGTTAATTTCAACTTCACGCCAAGCTTGATAGCCGTTGCCATCAATTGAGTACTGAGCATCAAAATCAACTTCTAATGTGAACTTTTCATTTGCAGTTTGAAGTACTGCTTGTTCATTTTCAGGGTCGATTGATTCAACTTTGAAAGGAGCTGCAACCGTTACAGGTTCTTTGTTAGCTGGGGTAAATGCATAAGCAGCAGTTAGAGCACTAACTACTCCTACGAATCCCATGGATTTGACTATGTTGGCTTTTATGTTCATACTTATCTCCGCATTTGATGCAAACCGCCTAGACTCTGACCCCTATGGCGGTTTTTGTTTGTCGATGAGATAAATATCGCATTTCCGATATTATTAGTCAATAGGGAATCCGATATTTTTATAGAAATTCCGATTTTTTGTGTTTTAATAGACAAAAGAAAACCCACACGGGGTGGGTTGTTTGGAGTTTGTTATGGGCGAGAAAAAGCAAGAGTATGCAATTATCCCAAAGGGTAGTTGTGTAAGCATTATGGGGTGTCGCATCACCTTAGCGGAGGATACTAAGGTTGAGGGTAATCAAGCTAATATTGATTACATCCTCAAAGATCAAGAAAATTTTAACAGAGGTATTGGTGTTGTTGGTGGGGCTTTAAGTAATCAATTAAAAGAAAGTGGTCTTTAATGGATCAACTAATTTTTGCTCAACATTATAAGAAGCCCAATCATTTAGATCAATTTTAGCAACAAAAATTGTATCATCGTGATCAACATAAGATTTTAAAAAATCTCTTATCTGTGATGAAGTATAAGTGGTTTTTACAATAAATTGAGACAAGGTTGGTTTAACCCAGACCGTTCCCGACAGAGCATCGATACCCTCTTGAAGTCGAGTATAGTTTTTAATCTTATGTAGATCGTATGTAATTGAGTATGCTGCCATTTATTTTCTCCACCCGATCTGTTGTAAAGACTGTGTCGGGTTCACAGTGAGTTTATAGATATGAATAATGAAAGCAATTATCTGATAATGGCTATGAGTCTAGTAATAATAGCAACGTCACTTCCTGCAATTTACTGTAACCTCATGGTCGTTGGAATGTGTTATGGCGCAGCGCTTATACTCATTATTGCCTCCATAAAACTGAAAATAAAAAGATACAAGAATGGCGATAATTGCTAAGGTTTGAGATACAAATGCATTCGGGTGGCGTTTTATTGAATTAATCAGGAATATGAAAAAGCCAACATGGTAGGATAATAATTTAGCCGCCCAATGACGATATGGTTCTCTTACTACTGTAATAATTCCAGTTGCAGGGTTACTATCAATTAGTCCTGGATCTCCTTTGTACCAAGTCTTAATCTTTTTTACTAATTCTCCAAACATATGTTATTCTCAACTTATCAATTATCTTGTGATATTGGTGGGCGCAAAGGCTAATGCTGCCAACATTAGTCAATCCAAGACCTTCCTAAGCTTGGGTGGAAAGACCGACTTACTATCGGTCTTTTTTTATTATTTAATTTTCTGCCCCAACTTTCCTTCTTTTACCAACTGCACAACTTGCTCATTAGTAAGCACAGGAATAAAGACTTTGTCGCCAATATCTTTAGAAAGAATCTTCACTTCTTCGGCTGTTAGCACCAAAGCTTCACCATGTTTCGCAGCATCATTGATGCGAGCAATAATCTGGTTGATTGGTAGTTTTGAATTGTCCATATATCACCTAAAACCTTAATTTAACTTTTTCTAACACGCTTTGGACGTGATCCGCCTAATGGTCTAAATGCATCAATAACTAAGCCTACGAGCTCCATACCATCTTCAAATTCAATAATATTAGGATGGAAGTTGGGGTTTAATGCTTGCAAGTATTTGCGCTGGTCGCTTTCAATTACAAGCTTCTTAAAGGTTGCGTCTGAATTATTTCTAACAACGATGAGGTCATCAGCGATTAGATCGCAAACTTGATAGTTTGGATTAACTAAAATGTAGTCTCCCTCTTCATATCTAGGGGAATTACTTACTCCAACTACTCTCAAATAAAAACAACCATCTGGATCATCTGCACTAAGTGGTGGCAACCATTCATTTATTTTATTAGGATCGATAGCTTCTACTGATGTCATTGTCCCTGCCTGCACCCAAGAAAGAACGGGAATTAGTTTTTTAGTTATAGGCTCAACATTATTGTCAAACTTACTGACAATTCCTTTTTTTAGCTCTTCTGCGGTAACACCAAGTGCGGTAGCCAGCTCAAGTATAGAGCCTGTCGATTTCGCATTACCTGTCTCAAGGTCAGAAATTACAGACTGTTTGACACCTGACTTCATAGCCAGTTCTTTTTGAGTCATTTTCTTAGCTTTGCGAATTGCTTTTAAGTTTTCGCCCAAAGTAGCCATAAATTTGTCCATCGTTACTACTATCGGAATTCTGATACATATTTCAATCGGTTTGGCTATTGTATAAATATCGGAAAACCTATATATTTAATAAAAATTATCGGAGACTTCCCATGAATCAATGGCAGAAGATGATCTCTGAGTTAAGGGAAAAGGGTCTTACTCAGACATTCATAGCCACAGAAATCGGTTGCTCACAGAACTACGTTAGTGATTTAGAGCGCGGGTTATGTGGGAAACGCCTTTCATATGATCTAGGAAAAAAACTAGAAAACTTATGGAAGAAATATTGTTCAAAACAATTAACCGCTTAGGAACTAAACCATGAGCAAAGTATCAACCGAATTGAGTGCAAGGGCTAGAAATGAAGTTTCTAGAGTTTTGCAAGCCCTTGCATCAAGCAATCAAAGTCAGGTTGCTGAACAGTTGGGGATTGATCCAAGCACATTATCACGAATGAAAAATGATAGAAAATCCAATGGCTTGACTGAGCTTGAGAACTGTTTAGTGCTGTTGGACATTCTTGGATTTAAGACTGTCCTCAAGAAATATCGAATGATTAGCGAGGAAAAACTAAATGCGCTTTTTGTGATGTCAAAAGCGTGGATGGAAAGCAAACAAACAATTGACGATCTTTTTCAAGATGACATTGAAGATTTCGGCATGTGTTTTGAGCTTGGATATAAAGAAAAAGCCTGATCTCGTAAATCAGGCTTAGTGTTCAAACAAGGTGGATTAAATGAACTATTCAATATTAGCAGAAACAGTAGAGAAGGGGAACTAGATGAGTAAAACCACTTTTAAATTTATTCAGTGGTACGAATCTAAGTACCCTGAGTTTGTAAATCGATATGGAGCTTTAAAACGCTTATATGACTCTGATTTAGATAGTTTCTTCATTGAAGAAATTGATGAGCTGTATAAGGAATTTAAGCAAGGTGGTGTTGTATGAGCTTATACACCACAGGTCATCCGGTTGTAGACAAAATTGCCAGCCTCAATATTGAAGGCAATGTCATTCCTGCTAATTGGTTTAATACTTTCAAATTGGAAAATGGAAAGCCCGATACAAATGCGGTCATTTTGCTTTCAGAAATTGTTTATTGGCACCGTCCGACTATTGTCCGTGATGAAGATTCTGGGCATATCGTTTCGGTAAAGAAAAAATTCAAAGCTGATTTATTGCAACGCTCATATCAGAGTCTAGCAGATCAATTTGGGTTCTCAAGGAAGCAAGTTAAAGAAGCATTAGATCGTCTTGAAAAGTTCGGCGTGATCAAGCGTCATTTCCGCTCTGTAGATGTAAATGGTCAAAAACTTAGCAATGTTTTGTTCATTGAATTAGTTACCCATGTTCTCTTTGAAGTGACCACCCTCCTAACTTCTACGGTAGGACCCTCCTCACTTGAAAGTCATGACCTCCCACCCTACAGGGAAGACCCTCCCCACCTGGAGGGTGACACATATACAGAGAATACTACAGAGATTACTACAGATAGTAAGTTAAGCACGGCTGAGCTTGAAAAAATCTTGAAAGGGAAGAAACCATGTGAAGCTCTTGTCGCTATCGGTTTAGATCTTGAGGTTGCTAAACGATTCAATGAATACCGTAAGACCCTTAAAAAACCATTAACTCTTGATGCTGTGATCAAGCATTACCACGAAAGCTGCAATGCAGGGATTTCAACTAATGATGCAGCTCGTATTGTTTTGAGTGAATCGTGGATTGGGTTTGCTAGTCGTTACAACTGGAAGCCAGCATTTGAAACTTTGAATGGTTCTGCACAACAACAAACACCAGCAGATATGAAAAATGCTGATCTTAATTATGGAGATTGGTAATGAGTTCTGATATCCAAAATATTTCTATTGAGCAGAGTGTTCTTGTTGCACTCATGACAACAAGCAACTCACTTGAAGTAGTTGCAAACGATTTGACTGAGGAACATTTCTTCGCTGGACGACACAAAATCATTTATCGCGCCATTGTTGAGTTATCAAATGCTGATATGCCGTATGACGCAGTATTCGTTGGCAAGCATCTACAAGAAAGAAATCTGCTTAACGATATCGGCGGTGAAGAATATTTAATTCAACTTAATAGCGCTATTGGTAGTGTCCATCACCTTGAATACTTTGTCGCAGAATTAACTAAGTTAAAAAACCATCGTGAAGTTGAAGGTATTGGTTTAGCTATTGCTGGACGCGCTAAAGACTTAACAGTAAGTGACATTTACCTTGAAGCTGAGAACCTATTCAGCACTTCAAGCAGCACCTTAGAGGCTAAGCAGACTAGTTTCGATTTCAATCAAGCACTAGAAAAAACTCTTGAAAGATTCGAAAAGAAAATTGCTCAAAAAGAAGATAAGGGCTTCATAGGTGTCCAGTTCAATATTCCTCATCTTGATAACCTTCTTGGCACAATCGAGAAAGGACATTTTTGCGTAATTGGTGGTCGTCCGGGTAGTGGCAAGTCAACACTCGCGCAGATGTGTGCAATGCAAACTGCTAAGCGCTACAACATGCCTGTTTTATTTATCTCTGCTGAGATGGACACACCAACCCTAACCAACCGCATGATCTCAGCATTAGGGCATATCCCATATAACAATCTTCACAACGGGGAAATTTATGACGGGATGTTTGAAAAGCTTACTGGCACGATAGCTCAGTTCCGCAACCTTCCAATTTTTATTGAAGAGAAGCAGAAGCCAACAATTTCTGAAATCCAAAGCTATGCGCGTAAAGCAAAACGCAAATACAAGGCTATAGGCTGCATCATCGTGGACTACTTGGGTTTAATCCGTGACCCATCTAAAAAAGATCGCGTTCAAGAAGTTGCATCAATTAGCCGTGATTTAAAAGCTATGGCTAAAGAGTTTGATTGTCCAGTAATTGCATTAGCTCAACTCAACCGAGCAGCAGAAGGACATAAACCTGTTGCAAGCGACCTTAAAGACTCAGGTCAAATTGAACAGGATGCAGACCAAATTATCATGGTCCACCCATTACTCGAAAAAGAGACAAATGCACCTACAGGTGTAACTGAATTAATCATTGCTAAAAACCGTCACGGGAAGCGCGGATCTGTAAAGGTTCAGGATCGCTTAGATATTTGTCGTTTCGTAGGCATGTCATTTCCAGTGGAAGAGAGAGGTGCAGCGTGAAACATAATCTTATGTTAGGCGATTGCCTCGAGCGCATGAAGGAAATTGAAACGGGTACTGTGGATATGATCCTTTGCGATTTGCCATACGGTACCACTTGCTGCAGCTGGGATGCCGTTATTCCGTTTGAGCCACTTTGGGAACAGTACGAACGAGTAATCAAAGAGAATGGCGCGATTGTCTTATTCGCTGCGCATCCATTCACGGCAGTACTTGCAACATCAAACCTAAAGCTATTCCGCTATGAGTGGATATGGGAGAAGCCAGCAGCTACAGGATTCTTTAATGCTCAATTCCAGCCATTACGTGCACATGAAAACATTCTTGTGTTTTACAAAGCTAAACCGACATTCAACCCGATGAAAACTTTTGGGCATGAACGTAAAACAGCTAAGCGTAAAGACATTGGGTCAGAGCATTACGGCAAGCAAGTAAATATCAAATCTTATGACTCAACAGAGCGGTACCCACGTTCAGTTCAGTTATTCAGTAGTGATAAGCAAAAAGCTAATTTCCATCCAACACAGAAGCCAGTTGCTCTTTGTGAGTACTTGATTCGCACATACACAAACGAAGGCGAAACAGTTCTAGACAACACAATGGGAAGCGGTACCACTGGTGTTGCTTGTGTAAATACAGGTCGTTCATTCATTGGGATTGAGCAAGAGCAGAAGTACTTCGAAATAGCACAAGAACGTATTGCTCAAGCAGGTACCGAGAAAGACATGCAGCCTGACCTATTTGGAGAAGCGGTATGAAGCAACACAGCACAGTAGAACAATTCGAAAAAATGGCTTTGGTTTTAAAGAACTCAATTGAAAAACGTGGCAAGACTTCTATCTCGGATATTCAAGAATGGATCGGCTGTAATTATTCAAAATCAAAACGCTTCGCATTCCAATTAAGAGAAGCCGGTTATTTGCAATCTGATAATGCACGACCAATGGGACTCAAACCAACCGACAAGGCAAAACAACTATTTTGGGTGGCGATATGATCGAATTTGTAGATTACAACGCAATGATGAAGCTCCGCAGAGATTACAACCTCGGTACTCGCAATAAAGAAACAAGAGCAGCAGCGAACCTCTATGAGAAATTAAGAAAGCTGAAAATGCTAGACCAGTTTAAGCAGGAAGCCATGACAGGACATGACGGAGAACAACAATGAAACCAGAACATTTTATTCGTGAGTTTGGGGTAGAGAAGGCGCGAGAGGTTGTTGAGGGTGCGCCAGAAGGGTACAAAGGATACAACGTTGTTATTAACCAATACACAAGAGGGGTTTGGTTTAGTAGGGATGTGATGCTTTCAGACCTCAAGCGTCTCGTGGAGTCGGTTGATTTAGTAGATAGCTTAGGTGGATTAAAAGCAGCACGTTCAGAAGCTCATAAAGATTGTTTTGTATATAACCAGCCATTGCTAGCTGCTATTGCAGCATACGAATCAATATACGGAGGCGGGGATGAGTAAATATCAACAGGAAGTTGCAGTACTTCTTATCGCCAGTGCAATTCTTTATGCGGGATTTAAGACAACGTTTATCGGTGTTGTTTGTTTGATTGGGTATCTAGCGTTTGTGTGGTCGATGTTTAAAGGAGCCAGCCATGAGTGAGTTTAAAGTTGGTCAAATACTTGTTAAGCGAAATACTTTTAACCAGCCTAGCAAGTCAACTTCATTGTGGAAAGTCGTTTACGTATATACAGACGCAGTTGAGGTTGTTCCATTAAAAGATGGCAAAGAATTAAAAATGCTACAGGGTATTTATGGTTCAGCAATGTTCAATCCAGCAACCACTGAAGAAATCGCAGTAGGCCACCGCATTGACATGCCTTCTCTGCCTAAGCCAATTGGGAGCTTACAAGAGTTACATCCAGAGTTTGCAAAAGTCTTGCACGAGAACTTTCTAGAGTTGCTAGGCGACGACTTCCCCATAGAAAACCGCATCAGCCCGCTTTGTGAGGTGAAAGATCATGAGGCTAAATAAAAAACAACGCGAAGAGTTAAAACAGAAGTATGACGGCCATTGTGCCTATTGTGGTGAGTTGCTCGGTGACAAGTGGCATGCAGATCATCTAGTTGCAGTAGTCCGTGACTTAACTACAGGAAAGCCTGAAAAACCTGAAAACGATACATACGAAAACTTAATGCCAGCATGCACTGCTTGTAATCACAACAAGCGTTCATTGTCTTTAGAGTCTTGGCGCTCTCTTCTAGCGCACTATCGTGATATTCAAGTGCCTCGTGACTGCTCTCAGATACGCCACTTAATGCGCTTTGGATTGGTTGAGTTCATCCAGAAGCCTGTGACCTTTTACTTTGAATCAAAGGATGTTTGAGATGGATAAATATAAAGTTATCGCTGAAAAAATAACATATTCGTTAGATGGCTATATTGCTGATCACAATAATAGAAATTTTGGCGATGCAGATGGGTGGTTAAGACATGTAAGAAATGGATGGGAGGAATTTATTGAAGCTCATCCAGACAGCCTTAACCTTCATGAGTACTTACAGCACCATCAAGCGAAAGTGGAGGAGCTGCAACGCAGAAATCAGATGCTTAACGACAACATAAAAGAGCAAGGTCAAAAGCTCGTTTATCAAAACGAAGTGATTGAAACACAAGCTGAAAAACTGCTTGGTTTAAGAGATGAGAAAGCAGAGCTGCAAAAGCGGGTGAAATGGTTAGAAGATCGCTTAAAAGCTACGGACACATTAAGCAAAATGCGTGCTGCCGTAATCGGATCATTTAAAACCCAAGATTTTAATGCATGTACTAGAAGAAAAATGATGATCCTGAAAAGGGCAGAGCAAGCGCTCAAGGTAGGGGAAAATTGATTTTTTATGTTGAGGCAATTGGCGGCCCGGATAACGGTGAATTAATTGCAACTGAACTGGATGTCTATTTTGCTATGCCGCCTCAAGAGGAATGGGATTGGTGGTCTCAAAAAGACCCCGTTAATACTATCCTTCCTACAATTAATTATTACCGTGAAAGATGCCGTTACCATTTCTGCGGGAAGAACTACTATCGTGAATTTTTCATATGTGGTGACGATAAAAGAGTAAATGGATGTAGAGCTTTAAAAATATTGGATTCGTATTTTAACCCAGTTTTCTTGAGACCTAAAAAGGGTGGCTAATATGGGAAGAAACCAAACTAATTGGTTGTTGATTGTCTTACTTATCATGCTTGTATTTCTAGGTGTAGGTTTTTCAATATTTAACAGTATAGAAGTATGCAAAACACATGATATTTATTGGGTTAATGGTACTCAATACTCTTGTGCATGGGTTAAGTAATAGGTGCATCTATGGATAAGTGTAAACATGGTTTTGATAAAGCTTGCCTGGTGTGTGGTTTTGGCGAATTTAATGGGCGTCGAGTCTTTTATGAGTGGAAATATGAACAAGTGTATTCGAGCTTTACAAACTTACATCACGCACGAATTACTGCACCAGAAAGTTTAATTAAACTTGCTTTAGAGGCGATTAATAATGAAATCGGAATGTGTAGACAAACTGAATGTAACTTGAGCTTTGGAATCTCAAAACGTAACCAAGCTTTTGTAATCCGTGAAACTTTGCAAAATATCGAAGCCATTTTGAAAGGTGAAACAGTCGAACTTATAAAAGACAATTCAGTTCAAGTAGGCAGTAGGGTATTAGTTGATTTTTATTCGTCAAATAGAGCTGAAACGGATGGTACTCATATTCATGGTTATGGTGTAGTAGATCAGATAGATCAAGATGGTAAGTTTGTAATAGGGCATTTAGAGAAAGGGGGATTTTTCGGTTGTCCAGCAACTGATGTCAAACTTGCTATGAGTTTAGTGCCTGAAGCTATCTTAGAAGCTGAAAGACAAAGAAGTTTAAACAAATAGTAGAAGTAAATATTACTTCAGTATTTGTCGCCGTTTAAATATTTAAATTACTTAAATCTCAATGGAAACAGGGTCCCGATGAAAATGGATTGATTCGGGAACATCAAAGAAGTTGAACTGAGTAATTTTGATGAGTGAAATCATTATTGGTATTGATCCTGATCTTGAAAAATCAGGTGTTGCAATTAAAAGTGCAACACATTTGGAATTAAAAAATCTGGCATTTCATGAGGTGATTACTTTATTTGATACGAATCGCGACTTGATAAAGAAAGTAGTAATTGAAGCTGGTTGGTTAAATACGAAATCTAATTTCCGAAATATTCAAAGTCGTTTAGTTGCAGAGCGCACGGCAAAGAATGTTGGTGAGAATCATGCTACGGGTAAATTACTGGTTCAGATGGCGGAGTCAAAGGGTATTCCTGTTTTAATGATTAAACCAACTAGAACGAAATTAGATTCAGAAAGCTTTAACCGGGTGACAGGTTGGCAAGGGCGAACAAATCAAGAACAGCGAGATGCTTGTATGTTGATTTGGGCCATGAAAATTAAGAAGTGAGGTTATACAGATGGGCGTAGAAGTAACTGTTATTAATCAGTTCACACAATTTGAATGGCTAGCAAAAGGTTTAACTGCACAATCATTGGATTTCATACGTGCTGGGCATTCTACAGGTTCTAAACCGATTGATTTCCAAGACAGATTAGGTGCAATAGCTAAGATGAAAACACAACTCGAAAAGTCGATTACAGCTTTAATTATCTTTAATGGTAAATCTGAAAGTGATTATGATTATATTCGTAATTATCTTGCTCATATTATGATGAATGAAGCTGAGAAAGATAAAAAACGTGAGCCAGAACATATAGCTATTTATCACTTGTCGTGGTTAGTTGCCAGAATGGTAATTGATTTCACTTTAAATCCTGAACTTGAAAAGAACTTTACATCAATGGGGCGATTATATTATGCGGGTATTCCTGCTAATAAAATGTCTGTAGATGTGTATCGAATGACATGGAAAACATACGAGAAAATGATGCAGGCAGCTTTGGAACAGGCTATTCAGGATGCAGAAGAAACAATACGACAATACCGAAAGGATACTTACAAAGAGTTACAATCATAAAGTTTTCATTATTCTGAAAATTGACGTATAGTTTTATTAAGATGGTCGTATTTTGTTTATGGCTTATCTTTTTCTAAAGCTCATCTAATAGATGGGCTTTTTGCATTTCTATGGAGCGAAGAAAAGATGGCTTGGCTTTCAAATCAACATGCACCTACTAAACCAAATCAACTATGTATATTGGCTATTAAAGTAGATGATGAATCTTTCGACTATCTGCCAGCCATTTGGGATGTATGTAACAGTCAGGATAAACATTTTACTTTAACTGTAGATCGTCCTGATCTTGGTGACGTAATCAAATTAAATCAGGTTGATGCTTATATGATTTATCATCCTCTTACTAGTGAAGATGTAAAGTCATTTTAAAAGCTTTAGCTACATTTTCTTTGTTCAGATTCTTTTTATTACATTAGTAAATAAATAAAAACTCGGTCCCTTTTGGAACCGAGTTTTTTTGTATCGAGTAAAACTGGGGACGAAGTACTGCGGTAACAGTACCTCGACCTCCTGACAGACCTTGACTGTCAAAAGCAAGCCCAGCCTATCGTGCACACGACCGGTGAAGGCTATCAAAAATGTAAGCTTTTGCACAGGAAAATTTTTATGAAATCAAAGCCAATAATTCCATGGCAAGGTGGTAAAACCCGTTTAGCTAAGGATTTGTTGAGTAAATTCCCAGAGCATTCATGTTATGTGGAATTGTTTTGTGGTGGAGCTGCTCTATTTTTCTTAAGAGAAGACCAAGCAAAGACAGAAGTTATAAACGATCTAAATGGTGAGCTAGTAAACCTATATCGAGTTGTTCAAAATCATTTAGAAGAGTTTGTAAGGCAATTCAAATGGTGCATATCAAGCCGTCAGGTTTTTGAATGGGAAAAACTAAAAGTACCAGAAACACTAACGGATATTCAGCGAGCTGCAAGATTCTATTACCTTCAGCAACATGCGTTTGGTGGTAAGGTTTCTGGTCAAACATTTGGATACGCAACAACTGGACGCTCTTTAAATCTTTTACGGATTGAAGAAAGTTTGAGTGCAGCACATTTGCGTTTGAATGGCGTCTACATAGAAAATCTGAGTTGGGATAATTGCTTTGATAAGTATGACCGTGAGCATACTTTTTTCTATGCAGACCCTCCTTATTTAGACACGGCAGGTTACGGCATAGATTTCCCACTTGATCAATACAAATTACTTGCTGCGAAAATGAAGAGCTGCAAAGGCAAAGTAATGTTATCAATTAATGAACATGAATTGATAAGAACAATCTTTGCAGACTTTAGGATTGAAAAGACAAGTATTACTTATTCAGTCGGCCGTGACTTAAAGAGTAAGAGTAAAAAGAGTGATGAGTTGATCATCATGAATTATTAATTGAGGATTGTTTGATATGTCAATCAGAGGTTTAGCAGCAGCATTCAAAGGCTTAACAGCATCATTAATTGCTGTTGATGAACTTGAGCGTTTATTCCCGCTTACACCTTTGATTAAAACAACCCAAAAGCCTAATAAAGTCAGCCAAAAGAAGCGCCGTTTAAAAGCACGTCGTCTTGGTAAATATAGCTGACAGTAGTTTTGCCGAACATATTACGGCACATAAAACCGCATTAATTAATATTGATGCGGTTTTATTTTTTTATTCGTTATAACTTTTAGGTGATTGCAATGGCTTGTACTGGTTGTGCAAAGCGCCGTCAATGGTTGAAGGAAAGGAAAGATGAGCTCGAAAGAATCGCAAAAGCAGCAAGTATGCGGCTGCGAAAAGTTACTTCCTTTAATGGAGAAGTTATTAGAACAGACAACAATTCTGATTCAACAGAACGAACGGAAAGATAATATCGTTCTTGCTGCGATTGAACAGAATAATGAATTATTAATGCAATACCTTGATGAAGAAGAGGTAGAGAAGACAGGTTCTCATTATCTTGATTCTAAGCCTAAAACACTATGAGTTGGAGTGAATATGGCTAGGTTAAAACAGCTTAATCCTTTCAGGTTAAATACTTTAAAGACCAATGAAAGAACTATAAAACCTCAGACCAATTCATGGCGTTCTAATAAGTCATCAACGCAACGTGGTTATGGCTATAAATGGCAACAATACCGTTTAGAGTTTTTGAAATTAAATCCACTTTGTGTTTATTGTCAAAAGGAAGGTGTGGTTACGGAGGCAACAGTGGTTGACCATATCGTTCCTCATCGAGGAGATGACAAATTGTTTTGGGATACAAAGAATCATCAAGCTTTATGCAAACTTTGTCATGACAAAGTGAAGCAAAAAGAAGAGCAAACAGGGTAAATATGAAAATGCACTAAAATGGTGCTGGTGCCGTGGGGGGAGGGGAAAAGTCAGAGGGCCTTCACATTCTAGACCGCCCCCCCTTCTCATTTATAAAAAAAAATCCCGTTGAGTTAAAAGTTAAAGGAAAAAGTTAAAGGTGAAACAATGGCATTGACCGAGAAAATGAAAAAATTTGCTCGCGCCATTGTCGAGGGCAAGAGTAATAAAGAAGCAGCAATATTAGCGGGTTACGCTGAAAAATCTGCTTCACAACAGGGGTCAAAATTAAGAAATGATCCTGAAATTATTATCTTCATTGAAAAGTTAAAAGCAGAAAAAGAGGGGCGAACTTTAACTTCTGAGAAGAAAAAAGTTAAACCTACTGATAGTGGGGAAGACTGTAATCCATTAGATGAGGAGTTCCCCTATACAAAAGATGATCCACTTCAATTTTTAATTGATGTAATGAACAACAAAGACAATGAAATGTTTTTGAGGTTCAATGCGGCTAAAGCTGCTTTACCCTATACACATGGCAAAGTGGCTGATAAAGGTAAAAAAGAAACTAAAGCTGAGGCAGCAAAAAATGCTGCAAAAGCCGGTGGTAAATTTGCGACTCTACAGGCTCAAATGAAACCTAGTTAATTATCATTTTAGGTAGGAAAATTAATGGCCATTTTTGATAAAGAAATACATAGACGCGAAATAGATGCCACTTTAAGTGATACGGAACTTAAGGAAGCTATCCTTGATTATGTTTTAAAAAAGACAAATATCAAAGGCGAAGAATTTACACATCGTTGTTGGGTCAGTAGTTCAATGACATCCACAGGTTGTGAATATACTGGTCGCTGTGAAATTAAAATTGATCTAAAGAGTAAATCATGAATTTCTTAGAAGCAATTGAACAAGGTCTTCAAAAAGCAAATGATGTGGAACGTATTAGATCAGAAATAACCGAAGTATTAATGAAGTTAAATTCATCTTTGGCAAAATTTACTAATTCAGATGCTGCAGCATTTGATTTTACAAAAGACTCAATTCGTCAATTATCTCCAATAAAAATAGATTTTAATAATTTTTCGTATCCCATGAGATTGGAGTGTGGTAATCGAATTTTGCAAGCAGAAAGCTTTCGTCTTTTTGTTGAAAGTTTATATATCTGTATTCAAACAGCAACTTTTGGTGACTATGTACGAGAACAAATGATAATAACTAAATTATAATAAATATTAATTTTAAAATTTCTTAAGGAAATTTATTTATGAAAAGCCAAGATCAATCAGAAGAAATTATTAAGGGTGATTATGTCTTGGCTACAAAATGGCACGATGGTCATAGTCAAGATCATTGGTTTGTCGGTTTCTTTGTTGAAAAGGAAGGTGACCGTTATATAGTTGCTGATAGTGAAGGAAAATCAGCAAGAGGTGGCGGTTTTCGCTGCTGCAAAAAAATACATCCAGCTGTCGGAAAGTATTTGATTGATAATAGCCCTACTATATCGTCGATTAAACTAAATTTGTGGGAATATATTGAAAGTGATATTCATGCACTTGCAAAAGAAAATTACGACTATGAACATGGAAACATGACATATGATTAATAATTACATTAAAAAAGAGAATGTAACTGAAAGCTCTAAAATCATTACCCGTTTTGGCGGAGCAGATAAAATTGAAGCTGCTCTTATGAAGTGTGCTTGGGATGATGTTTACTGTTGGGAAATGGAAAAGTGGTATTCAGCTAGGTATTGGCAATACCATAAAATGTCAGTGAAATACACTGGCATAACGATGTGGGAGCTTTATTGGCTTAAAAAACAGGTAAATTAAAATAGAGTTCCTATAGGACAAGTTCAGATTAAAGATTGAAGTTTAAATCAACCGCCGGAAGGCGGTTTTTTTATGGGTGTAATTTATGAGTGCAATGCTTCCAGATTGGACAACAGCGTGTCCCGACTGGGAGAAAAGAATTGTTAGACGCGAGTCGCTCATCCCTTGTAAACCACTATTTCCTGAAGTTGCAGACCTTGCATTAAATACTTTTAAACAACTTGCGTTAGTGGACGTTGTTGGCGATTTTGAAGATGAAGAAGGGAACCCTCGACCGCCATTAATCAGCGAAGTTACTAAAGAATGGGTATATGAGTTCGTTGCTTCAATTTTTGGAGCATATGATCCTGATCGAAAACGCAGATTAATACGTGAATTTTTCTTATTAATTTCTAAGAAAAATACGAAATCAACAATTGCTGCAGCAATTATGCTGACAGCATTAATTTTGAATGACCGGCCTTCTGCTGAGTTAATTATTCTTGCTCCGACTAAAGAAGTTGCTGATAACTCCTTTGGGCCGATTCGGGACATGATTAAGGCTGATCCAGAATTAGCCTACATGATGCGTTTGAGTGAGCACACACGTACAGTGACTCATGCAGGTACTGGTGCAATTCTTAAGGTTGTTGCTGCAGATAGTGATGCTACTGCGGGTAAAAAAGCTTCTTGGATTCTTGTTGATGAACTTTGGGTATTTGGCAAGAGGGCTAATGCGGAATCAATGCTGCGTGAAGCCACAGGTGGTTTAGCATCCCGACCTGAAGGCTGCATTATTTACTTAACGACTCAATCTGATGAGATACCGGCAGGTGTATTTAAACAAAAATTAGATTATGCACGGGCTATTAGAGATGGAAGAAAAGTTAATAAACAATTTCTTCCACTAATTTATGAGTTCCCGCTCAGAATGTTAGATAAGCGGAAACATTACAATCCAGATTGGTGGTATGTCACAAACCCTAACTTGGGTGCTTCAGTTGACATGGATTTCTTACGAAATCAATGGGAACAGGTACAAGAAAACGGCGAAGAATCAATTAGAGATTTTTTAGCCAAACATCTTAATGTTGAAATTGGCATGAATTTACGTGCCGACCGTTGGGCCGGTGCAGATTTTTGGGAAAAACAAGGCAAGAAGTTTGAACTTGATTTTCTTATAAAAAAATCAGACTGCATCACAATTGGTTTTGATGGGGGTGGTCTTGATGATTTATTTGGTATGACCGTTCTTGGACGTGATGCAAAAGACAGATCAATTTGGTATCTGTGGACCAAAGCTTGGGTTCATCCAATCGCTTTGCAACGAAGAAAAGAAATTGCACCGCGATTACGAGATTTTGAAAAGCAAGGCGACTTAGTAATTGTTAAGAATATCGGTGAGGATGTAACCGAGGCGGGCGAAATTGCAAAAAAAGTATTTGATACAGGTAAGATGCCCGAAAAAGCTTTCGGATTAGATAAGTTAGGTATGCCAGCCTTGCAAGATGGTTTGATTGATGCAGGTATACCATTTGAAAGTTTATTTGCCATTCCGCAAGGCTACATGCTGTCTGGGTATGCAACTACAGCGGAGCGTAAACTGGCGGAAAAAAAACTTTTTCATGCTGATCAACCTCTAATGACTTGGTGTGTTGGTAATGCGAAGGGGAAACGATCAGGCAATGCAGTTATAATCACAAAACAGGAATCTGGGGTTTGTAAAATTGACCCTGTTATATCTATGTTTAATGCAGTTGCCCTGATGAGCTTAAACCAAGAACCGAATGGCGGACGAATGACTGATGAGCAGTTCATGGATGCCATTAGTAACCCCATAATTGTTTAGAGGTATGTATGTTAAAAAGTATTCACGATAGTTTCTTTCAATACCTCCGTAATGTTGGAAAACCACCTGAGTTATTACATGTAAAACCTGAGCTATATAATGAACTTTTACTCACTAAGAGTGGTGGAAAGTATGGTTTGGGTCAACCTCTAACACGGGACCAAGCAATGACTTTCTGTGGAAGAGAAGTGGTTCGTTGTGAAGAACTTTTAACAGAATTTGAGTGGTTCCCTAAGAAAAATTAGACATTTTCTTAACCACAGAATGAATTAATCAAAATTCCTAAGTCATGAAGCCCCTTAAAAGGGGCTTTTTTTATGGGTAAAGAAAATGAGTTTACCAGTCGTTGTTTATTTAATCTTGCTGCTTTGCGCTGCTGTTTGCTTAGTTTCTGGTGTGTATTTGTTGGTTGGGTTGGCATTCTCACTATTAGCAGCAAGTGTAGTTTTATTTGGTGCAGCGGCATTTTTAAGAAAAGGAATGGTGTAAATGAAAACGCTATTACAGACTCTTAATAGTGCAGTTGTAGCACCGCAGAATAATTCGAGACAGCAAAGTGGTGGATTAACTGACGTAAATTTTTGGACTTCTTTACTTGGGTTTTCTTCATCAAGTGGGAAAAGTGTCAGTGTTGAAACCGCATTAAAACTTGACGCCGTATGGGCATGTGTTCGATTAATCTCAGAAACCATCTCAACACTTCCACTTGTTGTTTATGAGCGGCAACCAGATGGAAGTAGAAAGCCCGCAATTAATCATCCTTTGTATCCAATTTTGCGTAATCAGCCAAATATTCATATGACATCGGTTAATTACACGCAATGTTATGCGGCATCTTTATTGTTGCGTGGAAATGGATACTCGCAAATTAAGAGAAATTCAAAAAATGAAATTACAAGTTTGAATTTCCTTATGCCTGGTCGGATGCAATTAAAATTTAATGATCGTGATGACCTTATTTATTCGTATACAGATAGAAAAGGTAAGTTATTTATCATTGATCAATCCGAAATTTTACATACTCCTGCGTTCTCATTAGACGGACGAATTGGTTTGTCACCTATTCAGTACGGGGCAAATGTGTTTGGCGCTGCTATGTCAGCAGATGATGCTGCAAATAGTACGTTTAAAAATGGTCTATTACCTACGGTCGCTTTTGAAGTGGATCGTACGATGAATGATGAACAAAGAAAAGTATTCAAAAATTATGTAAAAGAAGTATCTGGTGCTTTAAATGCCGGTAAATCGCCAGTATTAGAACAAGGTGTTACAACTAAAGCGATCGGCATAAATCCTGCGGACGCTCAATTGCTTGAGTCAAGAAATTTTAACATTGAGTCGATTTGCCGTTGGTTCCGTGTACCCGGCTATTTAATTGGATATAGCAGTAAAGGGCAGACTAAATGGGGAAGTGGTATGGAACAGGAAATGCAAGGTTTTCTGACATTCACATTACGCCCATGGTTAGTTCTTATTGAACAATCTATGAACAAGTCATTACTTACACCGGCAGAAAGACTTAAATATTACGTTGAATTTTCTATTGAAGGCTTGCTTCGGGCAGATAGCAATACTCGAGCAGAGTTTTATTCCAAAATGGTCAATAACGGTATCTACACTCGAGATGAAGTCCGTGAAAAAGAGAATTTACCGAAACGCGGCGGTATCGCAGATGAGCTTACAATTCAGTCTCAAAATGTACCGATTAATGATGCTGGTAAAGATAAGTAATTTTCTAAGTAAAGGTTAAAAATATGAACAATTCTGAACACGAAACTCAAGGCCATGCGTCAGAAAGTATAGTTTTTGGCACAGACATTCATGAAGATCATAATGGCGTTGTAGTAACGCACAATGAGCAGATTCAAGTTGAGAATTCAGAAAAACGTCATGAATTAAGTCATGGTCATTATTACGATATTTTGTCTGGTGAGTTAGTTACACCAATTCAATTTCAACATGGTCCAGTTAAGGAACATGGGGTGAATGGTATAACTAGTGAAGCGCTTTTAGCCATTTTGATTCATCGGACTAAAATTTTGAACAATAACTTTCCATGTGAAGAAAATAAGCGAGCGATAACTTACATGGAAAATGCACTAGCACTTTTTGAACAGCGTACACGTGATCGACAACAACGTGGTGTTGAGGGCTTAAATCAAGCCTAAAAAATAATAAACAACTTAAGCAAGCGACCTTCGGGTCGCTTTTTTTTCGCCTGCAGAAAGGTAAATCAAATGAGTAAAAGCAATATGCCGATGGCACCGAAGGCCCTGAACAAACCAAATGTTCGGTTTGATTTGCCTGAAACTGTGCTGAGTAAGTATCAACCAAATATTAAGGCTTCTACCGAGACTGAAAACACTATCTCAATTTATGAGCAAATTGGCTACGACTATTGGGATGGGTCAGGGGTTACAGCGCAACGTATTTCAGCAGCTTTGCGTTACATCGGTGATGAAGAAGATGTAATTGTCAACATTAACTCTCCTGGTGGGGATGTATTTGAAGGTTTAGCAATTTACAACCTTCTCAGAAGTCACAAGGGCAATGTCACTGTACGTGTACTTGGGGTTGCTGCAAGTGCAGCTTCAGTAATTGCCATGGCAGGTGATGAAATTCAAATTGCCCGCGCGGGCTTCATCATGATTCACAACTGTTGGTCATGGGTGGTTGGCAATCAACACGATATGCGTGATGCCGCTGATTACCTTGCCGTTTTTGATGAATCAGCCACCGATATTTACCAAGCCCGAACAGGTTTAGACAAAAAAGAAATCACGAAACTACTTGATGCTGAATCTTGGCTTTCAGGTTCTCAAGCTATTGAGAAGGGCTTTGCTGACGATTATTTGCCAGCAGACCAAGTCATTGAAACAGAAGAAGAACCTACACAAGCAGCAATCCGCAAAGTAGATCAAATCCTCGCAAAACAACACATTCCGCGCAATGAGCGCCGAAAGCTTTTTCAAGCCATTAAAGCCGGCACGCACAACGCTGTCGCACCTAAGAGTACGCCTGACGCTACTCCACAAACCACGCACGACGCTGGTTCAAGTCATACGTTTGCCGACGGTTCGGCTTCAAAACTTTCAAACGCATTAAAGGACATCCTCCCATGACAGACAAAACTATCGAAAAAGAGTATCAACAAGTTCAAGCTGACTTGAAACAGGTAACTGATCAATTAAAGCAGCATGCAGAAAATTATGAAAAGCAAGTTAAGCAGTTTGGTGAAGCTAATACTGAAGCTAAACAAAAGGCCGATGAAGCTTTATCCAAGTACAATGATTTGAGCGCTACGATTAAAGAGTTGGAGCAAAAGCTTGATCGTCCTGCGGGTGGCGGCGGTGATGAGCCAACTAAGTCAGTTGGGCAGCAAGTTATTGATTCTGATGCTTATCAATCAATGGATAAAACATCACGTACATCTATGCGTGTGAAAATGCCACGTCAAGCAATTACAACGGCGACGGGCCCTAATGTAACCCCAGACAATCAAGGGATTGTTTTACCTCAAATGCGCCGTATGACTATTCGTGATTTGTTGGCACCGGGCCAAACAAGTAGCAATAGTATTGAATATACGGTGGAAACTGGGTTTACAAATAATGCTGCACCAGTAGCAGAGACCAACCCAAAACCATACTCTGAAATCACGTTTGAAAATAAAACAGCGAATGTACGGACAATTGCGCATTTATTTAAAGCTTCGCGCCAGATTTTAGAAGATGCACCAGCATTGCAATCATACATTGATGCTCGTGCTCGTTATGGCTTGCAGTTGGTGGAAGAACAACAATTATTGTTCGGTAATGGAACTGGACAAAACTTACTGGGTATCGTTCCACAGGCTTCAACCTTCAATGAAGATTTGATCAAAATTACGAACGCAACTCCAATTGATCGTATTCGTTACGCTTTACTACAGGCGGTACTAGCTGAATTCCCATCAACCGGTATTGTTCTTAATCCCATTGATTGGGCTGATATTCAGTTAACCAAAGATAATGAAGGTCGCTACATTATTGGTAATCCTGTAAATGGTAATGCCAATACTCTTTGGAACTTGCCTACTGTTGAAACGCAAGCGATGGTATCTGGTCAATTTTTGACAGGTGCATTCAGCCTTGCCGCTCAAATCTTTGATCGTATGGATATTGAAGTTCTTTTATCTACTGAAAATGATAAAGACTTTGAAAACAATATGGTTTCAATTCGAGCCGAAGAGCGTTTAGCACTTGCAGTTTATCGTCCAGAATCGTTCGTTACTGGATCGATTCGTAAAGCAGTTTAATTTACGTAAATCATAACAAAAGGGCTAGGTAGTACTAGCCCTTTTTTTATAAGGATAAAAAACATGTCAAAAGTAAAAGTAAAGCTCTTGAAAACATTTATGCATGATCGACAAGTTCGTGTAACTGGTGAAGTTATTGAGGTTTCACCAACTAAGGCCGAAGAATTGTCGCGTCTAAATCTTGTAAAAAATATTGAAAAAGATGAGTCACCAAATGGTGACACGTCGGTCACCATAAATAAAGAAGAGACACCTGCAAGTGATACCTCTGGTGAAGAACAAACTTCAGAAGAAACACTTGCACAAGAAGCTGGTGAAGAAGAAGTAAAAGCAAAATCAAAACGTACTCGTTCTGCTGCTGCAAAGGAATAAAACATGTCTGTGCTGACTATTAGCGAAGCTAAATCTCACCAAAAAATTGATGACGATGATGATTCAGAAATTTTGAGTAAATTAGAATCTGCTGAACTAATGGCAGCACGATTCATGGGGCGCTACTTCTATGCTAATGAAGCAGATAAAAATGCTGGTTTAGAAGAAGTAGCCAATATTTTGAACGAAGCCAAAACTAAAGCTAATCAATTTGAAGAAAATGCACGGAATGCAAATGATCAAGAAGAACGCGAATTCTATATGAATCAGGCTAAGCAAATTCTATATGAGTCACGTACTGAAGCATCTATGCGTATTAATGGTGTTGTGATTAATCCAGTGATTCGAGCAGGTGTTTTATTAACTTTTGGCTTTCTTTACGAGACGCGTGAGGCGACAGCCGAATTGCCAGTTTCTGCAGAAAATACTTTATTTCCGTTCAGAATAAATTTAGGGGTCTAAAGTGAAAGCAGGAGAACTGAGACATAGAGTTGTTATACAACGACATCAACAGAATGGACGGAATGAGGATGGTAATTTTTTGCCGGGTCAGTGGGTTGACTATAAAACTCTTTGGTCGAAAGTAACACATGTTTCAGGCAAAGATTTAATCGCTGCTCAAGCAAATAACAGCGAAATAGTAGCCAGAATAAAGTTCCGATATAGAACAGATATTGATACTACGATGCGAGTAATTCATAAGGGGATTATTTATGCGATAGACAGTCCAGCATTGGATGATGCTGGAAAAGGCAACGAATATTGCACATTCATGTTAACGGGTGGAATTGAACGATTCCCTGATTAATTCGGAGGTTGTATGTCTGTTGAAGTAAAGATAGAAGGCCTGCCTGATCTCGAAAATAAGCTAAGACAATTGGCTGATGAAAAAAAGGTAAAGAAAATTACTCGTCAAGCAGCCAGAAAGGCTATGAATATTGTTAGAAATGCTGCACGAGAGAATGCAAAAAGAGTCGATAATAAAAAAACAAGTGAAAAAATTTGGAAGAATATTTCAACTCAGGCAGGAAAAACACGTAATTCTAGAACAATAAAAATGCGTGTCGGTGTAAGAGGCGGTGCATCATTTTCAGATCCAAATCCACCTGAAACGAGTGGCGGTGATACTCGGCACTGGCGTTGGGTAGAATTTGGTAGTTCTCATCAACCAGCTATTCCATTCATGAGACCAGCTTTAGCAAATAACCTTGAGAAGGTAACTACAAAATTTTCAGAAAGTTTTAGTGAAGCTTTAAATTTAGAGTTGGCAAATTTATGAGTGATATTCCTATTTTTAGAATTTTAAATGCAAATTCAAAAATTAAAGCCCTTTTAGGGGAGGATTTGAAAGTTTATGAGGATGTTGCACCATCCGGCATTGAACCTCCATATGCAGTGTGGCAAATCATAACCGCATCTTCAGAAAATCACTTAGATTCACAAGCTAAGCTTGATCATGTGATGTACCAAGTGATTGTGTACGACACAGATGTAATAAGAGCTACAGCTATTCGAGCGGCAATTCGTTCAGTTCTTGGAGATCATAGTTATATTTTGAATTCCATGATTAACGGAAAAGAGACACAAACAAAATTATTTTCTCGTGGGTTTGACGCGAATTGGTTTGTTAAGCGCAAGACTTAAGGTGAAGTTAGAAACCTCAATCCATATTTAAATATTAATTAGAAGTAGGACCTCGCATTTGCGAGGTTTTTCGTTTTTGAACCCCGCATTCGCGGGGTTTTTTTCGCCGTAAGAAAAGAGGAGTCCACTCATGGGCGTATTAACACAAGGCACAGAAACATGGGTAAAACACGGGTCTCCTGCTGTTTTAACCAAAATTGAATGTATTACCGAATTGTCAGTTGGTGATGACAGCGTTACAGAAATCGAGACCACTTGTATGGAGGAACGAGAATCCTCCACATCTGAATATGGTTTAGTTAAACCGGGTGAAGGCAGTTTGAAAATTAATACAGACCCTGAAAATGAAACCCATGTCCTTATTTTAAATTTGGCTCAGAACAAAGCCAAAGTTGAAGTTTTTGTAGGTTGGTCTGATGGTACAGCTGCCCCCACATTGAATGGCGATATTGTAACTGTGCCACAAGGACGTTCATGGACCCAGTTCCAAGCACAATTACGGAAAGGTCCACCGATTTTTGATAAAGATTCATTAGTTAATCACACGATCCCTATGAAACGGCAGACACCAGCATTTGACACATTGAAATCTGCTTAAAAATTTAACCCCTCATAAGCCCCTTTATAGGGGCTTTTCTTTGGAATATTGAATATGAAACAGTTAAGTCCTGAACAAATTAAAAAAGGTATTTTGATTGGAAAACCAGAGAAAGTAACAGTTCAAGTTTTAGTAAATGGTGAGGAGTCTGAATTTTCAACCTATATTAAGCCATTTAACTATCAATCAGCTGTGGCTAATATGAAAGCTTACGGCGAAAATAAAGAAGCTCTTGCAGGTATTTTAGCAAGTTGTATTACCGACAAAGATGGAACACCAACATTTACAGAGGATGAAGTCCGCTTACACTTCAGTCAGGCATTAGTTGATATTATTTGGAGTAAGATTGTTGAAATTAATGTCTTGGGAAAGCAGACATTGAAATCGACGACAGAGAAGAGCTCATCATCGAAATCGCAATCGTTACAGGTAGGTCAATCGAAGAAGTTGAAACGACCTTCTCGTACAAAGAAATCCAAAAGTGGGACGCCTACCGAAGAAAACGCGGAAGCTTGAATATAGGGCTACGTGTTGAAGAGGTTATGGCGGAATTAAAGTTAATGTTTGCATCTTCAAAAGGTGTTAAAGGTTTACAAATATATGATTATCTACCACATTTTGATAAACCAGCGCCATTAACCTTTGAGCAAGAGCGATTGCTCAAAATAAAGAATAAGCCTTAATATTAAACCATCCATAGGGGTGGTTTTTTATTACCCCCTTTGTTAAATTGTTGAAAATTAATATTGGTGGGTATATGAGAAAAATTCTTTTTTTAACTTTATTAATTCCATGTTTATCTTGGGCAGCACCTAAAGGAATCACAATCGAAAAGAGTGGTTTTGATGGGACTACAGAAATAACAATGAGATCATATGGGACTTCCTCATGTGCCAAATTTGGTGGCGCTTGTTTGATGCTTGGAGCAAATTGGAAAAACAGCAATCCAGAAGAAGTAGTTTTAGAATTAAGTACGCTAAACTATTTTGCTGCGATGAGCAACCTATTGATTAATATTGATGGGGAAATAGTAAAAGCCGATCGAATCAACTTTGCACATGACTCAACACTAACTGGTAATTATAAAGAATCGTATCAACGATTTAAAATTGACAAACAAACCCTTACTAAAATTTTAAATGCTAAAAAGGTTTGGCTTAAAGTTAGTATTTCTGGTGGAAATTATCTTGAAACGAATCTAATTGATGAAGGCAAAAAAACATTAGCCTTTGACGGTCTAGCTCGATTTGAGAGTCAATTGAATTAACAAATTTTGAATATTGAAAACCTCGCAAATGCGAGGTTTTTTTTTGCTTGGAGAAAAGTATGGCTACGAACAATCTAGGAAGCCTAACCTTAGATTTAGTGACTCGAATAGGTAATTTTATTGAGCCATTAAATCAGGCTGAACGTAAAGCCAAATCTTCAGGTGAGAGTATCGCTTCTAGCTTTAATGTGGCAAGTATTGCGGCAAAAGCTTTTGGCGCAGTTTTGGCAGGAGCATCTGTTGCAGGAGTGACAGCATTCGTAACAAAAGCTATTGACGCTGGAAATGAAATTAAAAAATTAGCCCAACTTGCAAACGCAAGCACCACAGTTTTTCAATATTATGCAAAAGGTGCAGAAACAGCCGGAATTAGTATAGATAAATTTGCGGACCAGATGAAAGACATGCAAGACCGTATTGGGGAGTATCAACAAACGGCAGGTGGGCCTTTAGCTGACTTCTTTAAAAATATTGCGCCCAAAGTAGGTGTGACAATTTCTCAATTTCAAAAACTATCAGGTCCAGAAGCCTTACAGCTTTATTATAATTCCTTAGTAAAAGCAAATGTTAGTCAGAATGATATGAAATTCTACATGGAAGCTATTATTTCTGACTCTTCTATGCTTATTCCTTTGTTAGAAAATGGGGGAGCTGGATTTAAAAAATATGGAGATGCTGCGCAACGTGCAGGATCAATCATGGATGATGCAATGATAAAAAAATTATCAGAGGCAAAAGAAAATCTATGGATTATGAACCAGCAATGGCAAGGTGTTGAAGCAACCTTAATTAATGGAATTGTTCCAATTTTTAATATGGTTGCATCCAATATGGATAACATCTCGGCTGCTGCTACTGCATTAGCAACAGCTTTAGGTGTAAAACTGGCAGTTCAAGGGGCGATTTTAACTAAAGAATTTACCCTTGGTATGATTGAAGGCATCCGCTATCAGATGACACTTGCTAGAATGGCAGGGGTAACTTTGCAGACTGCGAGTGCTATGGGTGTTTTAAGAGGTGCAATGGCATTTCTAGGCGGTCCAGCAGGGTTGGGGCTACTAGCTATTCAAGGTCTCGCTGCTGGTGCAGCTTTTTTCTTTATGAAGAATAAAAGTGATGAGGCTACAGAATCCCTTAACAAACATGGTACTTCTGTCTCAGAAGTCATAAAAAAATATCAGGAATTGGATATTGCATCTCAGCGTAGACAAGTCCGTGCAGAAAAAAAATCTTTAGAAGAAATTACAGAAGAATATAACAAAGCAAATAGCACTTTAATTAGCTTAGCCATTAATATCGGGCGTTTTGACGGTTCAACTTCGGAGGCCTCAAAAAAAGCAAGTGAATTGGCGATGGCATTTAAAAAAGGTGATTTATCGGCAGGTCAATTTTCATCTGCAATAAATAACTTAACAGGCGTGTCTGAAGAATCAAAAGCAAAGATTGATGAACAGGCAGCAACTTCAATTAGATTAAGTAATGAATATGTCGCTCAGAAAAAGGTAGTCAATGCCTTATTAGAAACTACCGATAAGGCGACTGATAAACAATCTGAATTTAATAAAAAATTATTAGAAGCTGAGGCAGCATCAAAAAGAGCTCAAGCTGCGTATGCAGAATATATGAAGACATTTAATACTGATTATATGGAAAGTGCATATAAGCTAAAAATAAGACAAAAATTTGGTAATAAATATGATGAAGATGAACTGGCTGTCTTTGAGGCGTGGGCGAAAAGACATAATTATGATAGCCAGCAGATGCAGACTCCAGCAGCTTTAAATGATTTAGCTAACGCAAGACGTCTTTATGCTGTTAATAAAGAGATAAACGATTTGCAAGATAAAAAGACTAAATCAGAACAAGCAGCTACGGCAGAGGCAAAAAAACAAGCTGATTATGCAGAGAAAAATTACAAATATTCATCCTTAGAAATTGATATGCTCAAAAAAGTATCTGCACTAGCATCTCAAAATGGGTTGGACAAATTAGAAGAAAAATATGGGCTTCCAAAAAATTTATTGGCGGCTCTGATGGCCCAAGAGTCCAAAGGTGACAAAAATGCACGGAGCCCTACAGGTGCAATTGGGTATTATCAAACGACAGCAGATTATAGAAAAGATAATAAAATAAGTGTAGCTGATTCAAAAAATCTACCTGTTATCGCAGAAGTCGTCGCTAAAAATTTAGCAAAAGCCTATCAAGAATTAGGAACTTGGGAAGCTGCTATCCGTTCTCACAATGCTGGTGTGGCTGGGGCACAACGTTTTAAAGAGACTGGGACTGTAAAAGGGAACCCTGCTCGGGTGCAGGAAGTAAAGCAATTTCCTGATCTAGTAAATAAATGGTTAGTTGGCTTAAATGGGAAAACTGGCAAAGACTCAGGTTTTATACATGATGATCCAACTGAAATTTTAAAAGATATTCAGGATTTTGAGGCGGCTAGAAAAGCTACTGAGGAAGCGGCGGCAAAAGATCGAAAGTCAATACAGGAAAAATATTATTCAGATTTAGAGAGAATGGCCGCTGATAATGCTGAAGCTGTAAAATTAATTAATGAGAAATTTGCGAATGACCCAACTGAACGAGATCGATTACTCGCACTTCAGAAAAAAGCATATGAGAAAGATTTAGAAAATTATATTAAAACTCAGGATGAGAAAGTTAAAGCTACACAACAAGCGGTTCAAAATATAAAAGATAAAATTAATAAATTGAATCAAAGTGCAGCTGAATCATGGGCAAGAGCAACATTAAAACCCGATGAGCTGGCCCAATGGAATTTAAATAATGAATTGGACTCAAAACAGGCATCTTTAAATGGAGATTATCAGGATGTAAAAACCTCTATTAAGGACAATGAAGGATTGTCAGATACAGAAAAGTACCAGATGTTGCAAGATGCATATAAAGCATATTTAGATGCCAAATTATATTTGGACACGGAATATGCTTCTAAATCTAGAGAGTTACAAGATGGTTTAAATGCACAAACTCTATCTGGTTATTCTTCTTTAATGGGTGATATGTCTGGTATTGCGAAAGCATTTGGAGGTGAACAATCCAGAACATACAAGGTGTTATTCGCTATGCAAAAGGGCTTTGCTATTGCTAGTACATTGCTATCAAGTAAGGAAGCAATTAGTAAAGCATGGGCCTCAGCTGCTTTCCCTTATAACATTCCTGCCGTAGCGATGGCAGTTGCACAGACAGGTGCATTAACTCAAGCTGTTTCGGCGATAGCACCCAAAGGATTTGCAACAGGTGGGCAAATTAGAGGACCAGGGACAGGGACTAGCGACAGTATTCCTATTTGGGCATCGAACGAAGAGTTCATGATCAAAGAATCTTCTGCTAAAAAAATTGGTTTGGATAATCTAAATTATATGAACCAGACAGGTGAATTGCCTAAATCAAACACCAATCAGGTAATGGTTGCTACTTTGGCAGAGTTGCCACAAGGAGGAGATGTAATTAGCGCTCCAGTAACAGTCACTGTTACAGTAAACCCTGACGGCTCAAGTAATGTTGATTCAGCTGGGCAAGCTAAGGCTCTTGGGGATGCTTTGGGTAATGCTATTAGACAAGTAATGTTAAAAGAACTGAGACAGGGCGGAGTACTTTATAAAGCCATTAGAAGTTAAATATGATATGGAGAGTTTTCATTTAACTGAAAATTGACGTATAGTTTTAATAGAATGGTCGAATTTTATTTTTGACTAGTTTACAAAAAACCGACCCCAATAAATTGGGGTCGGTTTTTCATTTAATGATTAAGCTATAGATAGAACAGGATGTTTACCCAAAACTTTAAGGGCATCTATAACTGCATCAATCTTAGTTGTATAGCTTAAGTCGACAAGTCGTTGAACGGCTTGTCGTTGAATATGTAAACGTCGTGCGAGTTCAGATTGATTAACATTCTGTTCAAGCATCGTATTTAGCAAAAGAATTTTTGACCAAATACTTAGAGGGAGATCAATTACATGATCACCCTCTTGTATAGGGCTAGGCATAGGTATATGTCTATTATTTTCAAAATAGAAATCCATCGCCGTTATAAGTGCGTCTTTTGCTTCTTCAGTTGCTTCTTCTATAGAGTAGCCTTGTGTTAATGCTTCGGGTATATCTCTAAACTCAACAAAGTAGCAACCCGTTTTTGGGTTTAAAGTAAAAGTAGCTGGATATTGCATAATAAACTCCAAGTGAATACAGATTTGATGAAAGAACCGAGAGCTAACTCTCGATTCCTAATTGTTTTTTTATTCCCTTTACCAAGAAGTCGTCGATTTCCGTGTGTCTGGGGATTGTGCTTTGTTTATCGTTTAAGTAAACCTTGGTATGTTTACCTCCTTCTTTAAACTCAGCCCCTAGTTGACTTAGGAACTTCATCAAATCTTTACGTTTCACTTTTTCCTCTATCTGTTTAACATAGTGCTATTGTAAACATTATTGTTTACACTGTCAACAATAATGTTTACATTTTTTGATGTATTCAACTTATGGAAATACTATGAGCTTACTAAAATTTACTTGGGCACAAGATTTAGAAGGTAACTCGCAGACAAATAAATTTAATGTTTTAACCACAGCTTTTGGAGATGGTTACGAACAAAGCACAAGCGTAGGTATAAATAATCGTGCTGGTGAATGGTCGTATCAACGCACAGCGGAAGAAGCTGAAATTCTGGAAATTAAGGCATTCTTTGATCTACATAAGGGTGCTAAAGCTTTCCTATGGGATTCGCCTCTTGACGGAGAAGTAAAGGTTAAAACTGGAGAATATCAGCCAGTTTGCCTTGGGGCAGGTTACTGGCGAATTTCGACTACTTTTAAACAAGTTTTTACCCCTGAATAATTCCCTTTTTCTATTGCTCCTTTTAAGGAGCATTTTTTTTGCTTAAAGGAGCAGAATCATGACTGTTAAAACTTTAGACCTAGCAGAATCATATTTAATTGGTGAATTACGTACGCAACTAGCAGATGCACGTAGTTTTGGAAATGATCTAACTGCGGGGAAAATTGAGACATTAACGATCAATTACGATAAGTCTTCTAATTCAGTAAATATTGCTGTAGCACCCGGTGGTGGAGTGAATGGAAATATGACATTACTCGATGCAGACATTACAAAATGGACAATGCAGACAGTTTTAAATTGTAGCTATCTCTACGGCGTTAATGTGAATTCACTGATTTTAAAATATGACTTAGCCGCCAAAAAAATCAGTATTGATTACACTCCAGTTGCTGAAGCCACAGCTCAGGCTTAAGGTGCTCTTATGACTTTACAGAGTGACTTTCAAAAACTTGAACTGGATGGATTAATTCGCTTGTTTGAGTTAGATGCCAGCTCCTATGGAGTTGGCATACTAAGGTTCCATGGTCACCAACATGCGGAAAATATTATCTGGCAAGGTCAAGCATATGAGGCTATTAGTCTTGAGGTTTCGGGCTTGGAAATGAGATCGGATGGTAAAGCATCTGCGCCGACACTAACAATTGCTAATAATATTAATGGAATACAAGGTGCTATTTCTGCTTACTGCCTTCAATGTAAGGATTTTGTAGGCGCTAAAATTAAAGTTATTACTACACTTTCTAAATATCTTGATGCTGAAAATTTTCCAGATGGAAATCCAACTGCGTCTAATGAATCTAAAGAACAAATCTGGTATATCGAGCAAAAAACTTCTGAAAATGCCCAACAAGTAACATTCGAACTTTCAAATCCTATTGATTTCGAAGGGTTGAAAATTCCTGTTCGCCAAATTACCTCATTATGTCACTGGTGTATGGTCGGGAAGTATCGTGGGGAGGAATGTGGTTACACGGGCGCAGCAATGTTTACTGATAAGGATGAACCAACAGATGACCCATCATTGGATAGATGTGGTGGCCGTTTAAGTTCTTGCCGTTTGCGTTTTGGAGAGAACAAGTCCTTACCGTTCGGTGGGTTCCCTGCTTCAAGTCTTATGTGAGTTGTTTTTATGTGTAACTTTTCAGTAGGTGAAGTGGTTGAATTTTGGGTGGTAGGTCGAGCAGTTTCAGGTAATGGGATGCAAGTACAAATTCTAGAAATAGACGGAGATTGGGCTGTAGTCACTACTGGATGTGGTCAGTGGCCAGAAAAACTTTCTAACTTGAGGAAAATTTCATGAAACTTGCAGCGAAAATTAAAAAAGCAATCATGGCCCATGCTGATGAATGCTATCCACAGGAATGCTGCGGAGTAATAGTGGGCAAAGATTACATTCCTTGCCGCAATATTTCTGATAAGACAGATCAGTTTGAAATCCATCCTGAAGATTTAGCCATGGCTGAAGATCAGGGGGAAATCTTAGCTTATGTCCATTCACATCCAGATGGCACAACAAGAGCATCGGAACTGGATTTAATTCAAATTGAATTACATCAAAAGCCATGGGTTATTTGTTCTTATCCTATTCTTGATTACGCCATATATGAACCATGTGGTTATCGCGCCCCTTTAGTGGGTCGTAATTATTTTCACGGTTGGCAAGATTGCTATGCACTGATTCGTGATTTTTATAGTCGTGAATTGGGCGTAGAACTTATGGATTTCGAGCGTAAAGATGCATGGTGGGAAGATAAGGACCATCCATCACTTTACCTTGAGAATTATGAAAAAGCGGGATTCTATGAAGTAGATACGCCGCAGTATGGCGATATGCTTGTTTGTCGTGTTGGGCGTACAGAGCATCCTAATCATGCGGTAGTCTGGCTTGGGGATAATGGGCAGCTTAAATCGGAACAAACTGAGCAATGCATAGGTTCAAGTCTAATTCTTCATCATCCATATAACCGCAAATCTGTTCGGGAAATATATGGTCAACAATGGCTTGAACGCACTGTAAAAATTTTGAGGCATCGAGATGTTAAAGACCATTAAATTATATGGCGTGCTTGGGCAAAAGTTCGGTCGTGAATTTAAACTTGACGTTGCAAATACTAGAGAGGCGATGAGAGCCTTGTCGGTTCAAATTAACGGCTTTGAAAAGTTTATGTTGCGGGCACATGAGCAAGGGTTACAGTTTGCTGTTTTTCTTAAAAGTAAAAATTCAAGCAATAAGCGCGGAAAGAAAAGAGCATCAATTTACGACCATGAAACTAAGAGATTAATCACTGGGGATAACATCGGTGAAGAACAGCTTGATATGAACACCCAAGCTGAAGTTATTCACATAGTTCCTAGAGTTGTAGGGGCAGGTGGTAATGGTGCTCTACAAACTATCCTTGGTGCTGTGATGGTTGTTGTTGGGGTTGTAATGCTTTATATCCCGGGCACCCAAGCATTTGCACCATCTGTAATTGCAGCAGGTGTTGGGATGATGGTAGGCGGCATCGCAATGATGCTAATGCCTAAAATCGATAACTCTCAAGATCAAAATCAGGATGGAAACAAAGCGAATAAGGGCTTTGGCGGAGCAGTAACAACAGTAGCTCAAGGTAATCCAGTACCAGTGCTTTATGGTCAACGTGAAGTGGGTGGCTTTATTGTTAGTGCAGGCCAGTACCCAGAAGATCAGATGTAAAAGTTAATTATATTTTAGAGGCGCTTTAAGCGCCTTTTTTATTGCGCGAGATTTATTATGGCGAAGGTGATAGGCGCGAAAAAGGGCGACAACAAAGCTCGTCAACCTGTAATAGCTCCTGATTCAGCACAATCAAAAACATTTATTAAAATCTTATACGGATTGGCTGAGGGGGAAGTCGAAGGATTAGCCAACGGCAATCAATCAATTTTTCTTGAAGAAACCCCTTTGCAAGATGCAAATGGGAACCTAAGCTTTTCTAATGTAAAAGTTGATTTCCGAAAGGGTACTAACGACCAAGACTATATTGACGGATTTCCTGCAATTGAAAGCGAAACAGCTGTAGGAGTTGAATTAAAGTCTGGTATCCCTTGGGTAAGAGCTTTTAGCAATATTGATCTTGATGCAGTCAGAATTCGTTTGAAGTGGGGACCTTTACGCAGTCAAGACGCTACTACTGGGGATGTTAGCGGTTTAACTATTGAATATGCAATTGATCTTCAAACCGATGGTGGCTCATGGATAGAAGTATTAAAAACAAAAATATCAGATAAAACATCGGCCAACTATGAACGTGCACATCGTATAGATTTGCCCAAAGCTGATTCCGGCTGGATTGTACGTGTACGTCGTATCACACCCAACTCAACTTCTGAATACGTAAGTGACAAGATGTATGTTGAAGCCGTCACTGAAGTAGTTGATGCAAAATTACGTTACCCAAATACCGCCTTATTAGGACTTCAATATGATGCTGAAACTTTCGGCAATGTTGCGAAAGTTGCTGTTGATTTAAAAGGGACCTTACTTTTAGTACCTAGCAATTATAACGCTCAAACACGCCAATACATTGGCATTTGGGATGGTACTTTTAAACGTGCATATTCAAATAACCCTGCTTGGATTTATTACGACCTATGCACAAATGATCGGTACGGTTTGGGCGATCGTTTAACGCCGTTAATGATTGATAAGTGGTCGTTATACCGCCTTGCCCAATATTGTGATCAGATGGTATCTGACGGATTAGGCGGAGAAGAACCTCGCTTCACTTGTAACGTTTATCTACAAAGTGCTAGTGAAGCTTTCAGTATTTTAACAAAGTTAGCTGGTGTCTTTCGTGCGATTGCTTTCTGGGATGGTGCAAACATCCATTGTGATGCAGATATTCCACAAGATACATATTTCACATATACCCGTGCTAATGTTATTGGCGGTCAGTTTGAATATTCAGGTACACGAGCGCGTGATCGACACAATGTCGTTAAAGTTGCTTGGGATAATCCAGCTAACCACTATAAAACTGAATATGAATTTGTACGCGATGAGCAAGCAATTGCTGAATCAGGACAAGTACGTATTCTAGAATTAGATGCATGGGGATGTACTTCACGTGGACAAGCTCAGCGTGCAGGACATTGGGCATTAAAGTCAGAACAAAAAGAAACCCGTACTGTTTCCTTTAAAGTTGGTCTAGATGGCCACATCCCTTTGCCCGGTAGAGTTATTGAAATTGCAGATGAGCTTTTTGCAGGACGGGCCAATGGGGGACGTGTATCTAAAATTTCTGCTGATCTAACAAAAATTACACTTGATCGAGATGATGTTGTTGCTAAGGCTGGTGATCGTTTAGTTATTAATGGCGAAAATGGAAAAGCTCAAACTCGAATTGTTCAATCAATCTCAGGCCGTGTTGTTAAGGTAACTTTGCCATTTGATGAAAATTCAATAGCAGTACAAAACGTTTGGGTTTTGGATGCTCAAGATTTAGCGACAATGAAATTCCGTGTTATTTCAATCTCACAAGATGAAAAACACCAGTTCAGTATTACAGCACTCCAATATAACCCTCAAAAATTTGATGAAATTGATAACGGTGCATTCTTTGAAGAAGCACCTATATCAATAGTCAATCCTTCAATTCAAGAACCAGTCAAAGATGTTTTGATTACGACCGAAAGTCGTGTTGATCAAGGTATTAATGTCATCACAATGATTGTGTCATGGACACAAGCAAAAGGTGCTGTTAAGTATCTTGTTGAGTGGCGAAAAGATGATGGATCGTGGATTCGGTTACCATTAACAGGAAATAACTCAGTCGAAGTACCTGGTGTTTATTCAGGTCAATATCAAGCTCGTGTTACTGCAATTTCTGCATTCGAAGTTGCTTCATTGCCTACTTCTTCAATATTAACGGATATTACTGGTAAGCAAGGTTTACCACCTAAATTAGCTTTTATTCGAGCCACTGGAATTTTATTCGGAATGAAGTTGGACTGGGGATTTCCGCCAACTGGGGCAAAAGATACTGCTTATACCGAAATTGAAGTTTCAACTGATGGCATCAATAATATTGCTCAATTAGGGTTGTTTGCATATCCGACTACCACTACCACAATCCAAGGTTTACAACCTAATCTTAGACAGTTTTATCGCGGTCGATTAATTGACCGGATTGGCAATGTTGGTCCTTGGTCTGAATGGGTTAATGGTACGACCACAGCAGATCCAGAAGCGGTTCTTGATCTAATTTCTGGTCATATCGGAGAAACCGATCTAGCTAAAGAGCTACAAACTAAAATTGAGAATACAGTTAATGTATCTGAAGCAGCAGCACAAGCAGCTGCAAATGCACAAACTGCAGCCAGTAATGCTCAAGAAGCGTCTAAGAATGCACAAGCATCTGCTGAAGAAGCAAAGTCAGCGGCTACGGAGGCTAAGGCGGCGGCTACAGATGCACAAGTACTGGCATCAGAAGCAGAGCAAGTGGCAAATGAGGCTAGTGCGATTGCAGCTAACGCGAAGAATGCGGCTGATCAAGCAGTATCTTCAGCAATAACTGCTAACACGGCAGCAGCAGAAGCAAAAACTACTGCTAGTAATGCGAATACGACCGCAACGAATGCACAAACCGCTGCCAATGATGCAGCAGCTGCGGCATCGAAAGTGGCTTCTGATTTAACCACTTCGACAAATCAGTTAAATCAAAAGATTGCTGATGAAACTAAAGCACGCACAACTGCAATTTCTAATCTGAATGATGGTCTCACCACTGAAACCTCTCAACGCAAGTCAGAAGATGCGGCGCTGTTAAGTAATATTGAGACTTATAAATCTAGCACTAACGGCACTTTATCTAGTTTGCAAACGCAAATTAATACTAACGCAACAAACACAAGTGCTAATGCATCAAAAATTACTTCGCTGGATTCACGTTTAACTACAAATGAAGGTAAAACGGCTGAAGCAATTAATGCAGCTGCCACCGCACAACAAACTGCCAATACCGCCGTTAACAATGCGGCAGCAGCAGCTTCGGCAGTTACCGCACTAAAATCAGAGTTGAGTACAGGCAAAGGCATCAACAATATCATTGCGCCTTTTTCTGATCCGCAAGAACTATCACCTTACATTATCGGTGCGTCGAGAACTGTTGCCTTAGTAAAATCGCCAATGCGTATTAAGGGTAATGCTTATGATGTTACCTTTAATGCGGTTGCTGGCAGTATTTATTTTGGTTCCTCGTCACTAGCAACAGTCAATACTGCGGCGGCAGGTATTGTCAGTGGCGGAAAGCGTTACATGCTAAGCGCTTATTTAAAGAACCTCGATGCTACTAAACAGGCAGATGTTTACTTTACATTGCATTGGTTTAAACGCGCAGCAGACGGCACTTTCACGTCTTCTCAAAGTGTTTTATTAAATCAGTCAACTAACAACACACGAGTAACACCTTCAAACGACGGCGGTACAATTAGCTGTAAAGCTGTAGCAGCACCGCCAGATGCAGTTGCCTTTGCGGTTATCTGTTCTGGCAACGGCGTTTATAACGTCGCTGGTTCACGCATTCTCATTGACATGTTAATGCTTGAAGAGGTCGTTGGTGTCGATGTACCTGCTTCAACATGGACAGCAGGACCAACTGATTTAAGTGCTATTAAGTCCGCTCTTGACGCCAATGCTTCTGCTATTAGCAAAATCGATACCCGTGTAACAAATGCCGAAGGCACTATTTCAAGCCAAGGCAATTCAATTACGCAATTGAATAATAGCGTTACATCAATCAATGGCGAACTTACGAAGAAAGCTGATGCTACGGCTTTAAATGCCTTAACCAACCGAGTTTCGACAGCAGAAGGCACAATTTCGAGCCAAGGCAATTCAATTACGTCTTTACGTAATGATTTAAACGCAACCAATGACAAGGTTTCGTCAAAAGCGGACTCAAGCGCATTAAATTCCTTAGATTCTAAGGTTACAAGCATTGATGGAAGAGTAACTAGCAATACGAGTGCTGTGACCTCATTGCAAGGTCGTGTTTCAACCGTCGAGGCTGGACTTTCATCGAAAGCAGATGCCTCAGCATTAAGCAACTATTACACCAAGACAGAAGCCGATGCTGCTACTTCTGGCGCAATTAATAGCTTCAATAGCCAGTTAACGATCGGCGGCGTAAACGTTGTTGCGAACTCGGAGGCACCACGCACTTCAACCGCCGCAACCAATAAAGAATATTTACTGTATGAACGTAGTGCAGAACTGAAAGCGTTCTATGACGAAAATCTTGATAAGCCAATCACGATTTCATTTGAAATGAGCGTACCTGTTGTTGGTTCAGTGCAGGTGTATTCATCTAATGGGTCTGCACATACATTCGCAACAAACGTCAATGCAGTTATCGCAAATCAATTTATTAAATACGCCGTAACTGTTACTCCAAAAGCGCATACGGCAAGTACAACTGTTTCGACAATTGAGTTCTATGGAACGTATGGAACTGGTCGTATTCCGACGATTCGTAAATTACAAATTGAAGCGGGCACAAAGGCTACCGCTTGGAGTCCAAGCCCTCGTGATACAAAGGCTGCAATTGACGCCAATGCTTCTGCAATTCAAACGACCCAAACAAAAGTTGACAATATCGATGGACGTTTAACTACTGCTACTGATTCGATTACCTCTCTAGGTTCTCGAATGACGACTGCCGAAGGGAATATCACTGGCACTAATAACGCCGTGAATGGTCTTTCAACTCGTATGGCCACAGCTGAAGGAAAAATCACAAATCAAAGTGATTCAATTACATCCCTTCAAAATAGTGTTTCGTCGATTAACAGTACGTTAGCAAACAAGGCTGATTCAAGTGCCGTTAGTAACTTAACAAGTCGCGTTACGGCTGCCGAAGGGAATATCACAAGTCAAAGTGGACAGATTGCCACTTTGAACAATAGCCTCACGACGACCAATAACACCCTAAATGATGTTAATGCTTTAGCTAGACTTCTATCGCTTGGCAAACCTTTAAGAGACGACCCAACATTTAAGACAACCTCTTCGGGTGGACTTTCAGCTTATGTCTTCCCGGCAGGTACTTCTTGGGTTAAGCAAGCTAAATCAACAGATAATCCTACAGACTCTACAAGCGAAATGCTCATTAGAGCTACACAAGCATTAGGTGGGGGATGGTACCCAACAGCACCAACTCTTGTACTCACTGCAAATAAAACATTTTTAATTAAACAAATTATTAAGATGCCTGTGGGTACAAAGTTACTTGCCGTTGGGAATGCAACCGGCACTGGTGGCTACATCAAAATCCTAGGCAATGATTTAGGAACAGGTAAATTTGAAACTTACTACACCGTTGTTCAAGGTGGTACTGATGTAGCTAATACTATTCAGGGACATAACCGTGTAGTTAATGCGGCAAATCCGCCTGTGCCTTCTACAACAAGCCCTGTAGACGTAATTCTTGCATCTTATGAAGTGTTTGATGTTACTGCGGTAAATGACACGATTCCTAAAGCATATAGTGACTCTATTGCCGCTAATGCTTCTGCTATTTCTAATCTCACTAACTCAGTCACTCAACAGGGCAATACGATTACTTCTCATAGTAATTCTATTACTCAACTCAACAACAGCATCACAAGCATTAATGGTTCTCTTTCGAATAAAGCGGACGCGAGTGCATTACAGTCGTTGGATTCAAAAGTAACACTGATTGATGGGAAAGTTACTTCAAATTCATCGGCTTTAACGGCTTTACAAAGCAGCTTTGATGGGTTGCCGAATCAGGGCGTGAATTTATTGGGTCCAGAAATCTCAAATCCAGTTGAAAAACCAAATTGGATTTCAGGTCTTCCATTTGAAGTTATTCAATCGCCAGATACTGTGAATGTGCGTGCGTTCCAATTCACGATGCCAGCTAACGCCTCTAGCGGCACATACTTCAACATTGGTGGCGGTCAAGTTCCACGTCAATGGCTAACAGAAGGCACATACATTTTTAGTTTTGTTGCTAAAACTGTCGGTGGGACACCTCCATATCCGATTGATTGGGTAATGTACAACGTTAGCACTGCTCGTCAACGTTTCAATATTACAGAGACATTAACTCGTTACAGTGCGGTATTCACCGTTCCTGCTGGCGGCGCGGCAGCATGTATGCTGTTAATCGGAAACCCTACAGGCAAACCTGCGGGACAAGTTATCAATATCGAAAGAATGATGCTTGAACGGCAAGTTGGCAACAACACAACCCCTTCGGCTTGGATTGCAGGTAGCGACCCAACCGGAATGATTCTTTCAACGCAAGCCAAGGCGACTGATTTATTCAACACAGCCACTAGCCAAAACGCCGCGACTGCGGGACGCGTCACTAGCCTCGAAAGTCGCATGACGACCACAGAAGGCAATTTAAACAAAAAAGCTGATGCTTCTGCGCTTCAAAACCTCGACACGAAAGTTACGAATGTCGATGGCAAAGTAACGTCAAATACCAATGCCATTACAGCTTTAAGTTCAACTTTAAGCAACGCTACTTCAAGCATTTCAATGAATGCGGGTAATGCACAGGGCGATTGGACATTCTTTAATACGTCAGGCGAATACTCAATTGTTGCACAAGCGGATGGCCAAGCGGGTCGTGTTATTCAACTTGGAAATAATGCTGGCAATGATATTGTTTGGATGCATCCGAATAACTTCATTCCTTTTGATGCAACTAAGACATATCGACTTCGTGCGCGGTATCGCCGTCGTGCCGGAACAGGCACAATTTACCTCGGTGTCTCTCAGAAAACCCCAGACAAGGCACTATACGTAACAACAGCCAACGCATTATCGGGCGACATGGGATCTTCTAACTATGTCGTTAATGCCCACGCGCCTGCGATCGATGAATGGCAAGAAATCGTTGCGTATATCAAAGGTCGATCAGCAGGAGCGGCATCAGGTTCAGGCTCAAAAACAAGCCCACGTACTGTTTCACAACAAGCAGGCTTCATCACGCCGATGTTTATTGCAAACTATTCGGCGCAAACGGGCATTGTTGAGCTTGATTACCTAATTCTGGAAGATGCAGAGGCAATTGTTGCCAATGATGCAAATGCATCAGCGATTAGCGCTCTTGATACCAAAGTATCAGAAGTTGATGGACGCTTAACGACAGCAACAAATTCAATCACTTCGCTTAACTCTCGTATGAGTGCAGCAGAAGGGAATATCTCAGCGGCAAACTTGGCTCTAAGCGGGCTTTCGACAAGAATGACGGCTGCTGAAAATGGTTTAACAAATCAAAGCAACGCGATTACTAATTTAAGTAACAGCTTGACGGTTACAACCAATACAGCCAACGCTGCATTGCCAAAGATTCAGGGCGGCACTGGCGCAGCTAAGTTATTTAGAGGCGTGCTGGTGTGGCAACAAAACGGCGCAAATCTAACTGGCAATATCGTAATCCAAACGCCAATTACGTTCACAAATAAAATGTTCCGACTTTCACTTACTGGCTATAACTACTTGGCCGCTAAGAATGAAATTAATCTGAACATTGGGGGTTATGCATATTCGGGCACCTCTCTACTTCAACATGGTGTAGTGAATTCGGGCACCATGCCAATTCGAGTTCGCATGGGCGTCCGTAATGGCACAGTAGTCATTATTTTGACGTCCCAAGCGCCCGGTGCTTATTGGCAATATCCTAAGTTCAATATGGACGCTGAAATTGGCTATACAACTCCACCTGACAGTTGGGCCGATGGTTGGTCAGCAAGCTTCATGGCTGAGACCGATCTTGCATCTAACGGCATTTCGGCAATCATTGAGCCATCTTTGTTAGATATTTCAACAGAGATTAACGCCAATGCTTCGGCAATTAGCTCACTGTCAAATACAGTGACTCAGCAGGGTAATACTATTACTTCTCACAGTAATTCTATTACATCCTTAAATAACAGCATTACAAGCATTAATAGCTCACTTACAAATAAAGCCGATGCAAGTGCTTTAAATAACCTTTCGAATCGCGTGACAGCGGCAGAAGGAAACATTACAAGCCAAGGCAATTCTATTACAAGCTTAAATAACACGCTTACGAATAATGACTTGTCGAATCTTGTTCTCAATCCTGACTTTGTTGATCCAAAGAGTGGTTGGACAGCAGGGGTAATCGTTGATGCAACTGACGCAGCGCCAAACCCACCTTCTCCGAAGGCATTAAGACTGAATAACCGCGATAGTTATTATGGCCCATTTGTTAAGTGCAACGTCGGAGATATGTTCTATGTTTCCGCGTGGTTTGCAACGCCAAATACATCAGCAACCGCTTCTGCAGTAATTGGTTTTAATACTCGGAATAGTGCTGGTACTTATACTTGGTACACCGTAGCTGTTAAATCTACAGACAAAAATGCTTGGGGCTTAGTTGAAGGTTATTTCACCGTTCCTGCGGGTATGGTTGAAATCCGACCTTGGCTACAAGTGAGCATTGCTGCGTCAGAAGCGGCGGGTCAGCAATGGCATGTTACGAATATTCAAATTCGCAACATTACAGGTAACAAGAAGTTAGCAAGCGACTTGCAAGCAACCTCTTCTGCATTAAGTACGCTCGATTCTAAAGTTACCAACATTGATGGTCGTGTAACTTCTGCATCAAACAGCATTGTTTCTCTTAATAATAGCGTTACAAATATCAATACCGCACTTTCACAGAAAGCTGATGCTTCTGCGCTAAATTCCCTTTCTAACCGGGTAACTACTGCCGAAGGGAATATCACCAGTCAGGGTAATTCAATTACCTCATTGACTAACTCCCTAGCGGTTAGCGGAAAGGCGGGCACAAACCTTCTCATCAAGTCAAATCAAGTCGGTACATATGATGGTGTCTCTTATCCGCATCACACCTACAAACTCGGTGAAGATTGGGAAATTGGGGCTACATATACTTTAATTTGGTGTGCCGAGCACAAACGTGGGACTGGCGATACAAACTCATCACTTGCTGTATACGCAGGTGGTGGCTCACAACATCTCCAAGCAGTAGTAAATACGAATGGTAAGGTTGTCAGCAAAGTTACCTTTGTAAAAAACAGCGCAGTTGCCTCTGGCCCAATTATCCACTTCTACATGCTCAACCGTCCGACAGCCGACAAGGGTAGCGTTGGTACAGTTTATTGGGCGGTGCTTGTAAAGGGCGATGTGCTCACGACTGATGCTTGGATTCCAAGTGCCTATGATTACATCCCTGATAGCAATGCAAACGCTTCTGCTATCACTAACCTCACTAACACGGTCACACAGCAAGGTAATACTCTTACGTCTCATACGAATAGCATTACTTCGCTGAACAACAGTATCACGAGCATCAACGGCGTTTTGAATACGAAAGCCAATACTTCTGCCGTTTCTGATCTCGACAGTCGTGTTACGGATGCAGAAGGGAAGATTACTGCAAATACATCTTCAATCACTAGCCTTGCAGCAAATTTAAAAAGCACCTCAAATGGCATCACAATGTCTGCGTCAATTGATGTGGATCCAGATAGTGAATGGATTTACTGGACCAAAAACGGTGAGGTTACGAGAGCTGATGACACATCTGCACTTGGAGGCAAAGTCTATCGCTTTGGTAACAATGCTGATAACGACCATGTAAACGCAAGATCAAAAGCAAAACTTCCTTTTGATCAAAATAAAACGTACCGCATCCGTGCTAGATACCGTCGAGTCAGTGGAACGGGAACCATTTATTGTGCTGTATTTGGAATTGCAAAAGATGGCGTTTCACACGTTAATTCAAGCAATACAGTGACAACTGGCGCTGGTTCTTCTAACTACTTTGTTTCAAACCAAGCGCCTGCACTTAATGTATGGCAAGAAGTTACGGTATATGTCAAAGGTCGTGCGGCAGGGGCGGCTACAGGTGGTTGGACTTTAGATAATCCTCGTCAACTTCCAAATGCTACGGCGTTCATTAGTGTCCAATTCCTTGCAAATTACTCTAATGCCGCTGGTATTACTGAGCTTGATTACCTCATTATTGAAGATGCCGATGCGATTGCTGCCAATGATGCTACTGCCAAAGCTTTATCTTCGCTAGATACTCGTGTAACAACGGCTGAGGGCAAAATTACCTCTCAAGGTAATTCAATTACCCAGTTAAACAACAGTATCACGACTATCAATGGCACATTGTCAAGCAAAGCCGATAGCTCGGCCTTAAACAGCTTGGCTAACCGCGTATCTACAGCCGAAGGTGCAATTTCTTCTCAAGGCTCAAGCATTACCTCCTTGAATAGCTCTGTAACTGGAATCTTGAAAGATATTGAAGTGACAGATACTCGGTCAACAAATCAGCCGCCGTCATGGTATTGGTCAAATTACCCTAAACGAATTGTCCGAGAATTTAAACAGGCCTCAACGCTTGGTCTAACAGGAATGGGGACATATGTTTCGCTTGAAACATATGTTTATTATAGCGACGCTACTGGTGGACCGATTATTCAAATTGCACGCGGCACAGATTCGAAACTGACTGCCGAACGCCGAAGTACAAGTACATCAACATGGGGTACTTGGGTACAAGACATTAAGGCCATAAGTGATAGGCTTGCAAATAAGGCTGAAGCTTCAGCACTTTCATCGCTTGACTCGAAAGTGTCGGTTATTGATGGGAAAGTTTCTACACAAGCCTCAAGTATTACTACTCTGCAAACTACGGTAGGTGGTAATACGGCCTCTATTCAATCTCAACAGCAATCAATTGATGGTCTGAAAGCAAGAGCCACTTTGAAGCTGCAATCAGGCAACTTAGTCGGGGGCGTTGGCATTGAGAACGACAGTAAAACAGTTGATTTCATTATCCAAGCAAACCGATTTGCCATTGGCGCACCTTCAGACGTTACTGGAACAGTGACACCAAAATATGCATTTGCTTACCAGTCGACTCCTACAACTTTGCCAAATGGCACAGTTATTCCCGCAGGTTTGTATTTAGACAATGCCTCTATTGGCTATATTAATGCTAGCCGAATCTGGGCTGATAATTTAAGTGCAATTAGTGCTGATCTAGGGACGATTAAAGTTAAAAATGCAAATATTGAAGATGGAGCTATTGATACGCTAAAAATTAAGGATGAAGCTGTAACTGTTCCAATAGGTGTAAAAGCAATTGATGTAAAGACTATCACTACTTTTGCAGGTGGAGTTACAAGT